ATGGGCACGATCACATCACGCAAGCGCAAGGACAACTCGACGGCCTACACGGCGCAGATACGGATCAATCGGGACGGGCGCACAGTTTATCAGGAAAGCCAAACCTTCGACCGAAAGCAGGTCGCCCAGGCTTGGATCAAACGGCGTGAGACTGAGCTGGCTGAACCTGGTGCGATTGAGCGCGCAAATCGTAAGGGTGTGACGATTAGAAAGATGATCGAGCAGTACCTGGACGAGTACGAGAAGATCCGGCCGCTGGGCAAGACCAAGAACGCGACATTGAAGGCGATCAAGGATACCTGGCTGGGCGACCTCGACGACTCGGCCCTGACCAGTCAAAAGCTAGTGGAGTTTGCACAGTGGCGGATGAGTAAAGAGGGCGGCGGTGTTCAGGCGCAGACGGTCGGTAATGATCTCTCGCACCTGGGCGCGGTGCTGTCCGTGGCGCGACCGGCCTGGGGCTACGAGGTAGATCCGCTGGCCATGCCCGACGCGCGCAAGGTCTTGCGAAAGCTAGGTATGGTGAGCAAGAGCAAGGAGCGCAACCGTCGGCCGACACTGGATGAGTTGGACAGGTTGATGAGGCACTTTTTCGAAATGCAGGTACGTCGACCTGAGTCGATCAACATGCCGAAGATGATTGCGTTTGCTCTCTTCTCGACGCGCCGCCAGGAGGAGATCACGCGGATACGCTGGGATGATCTCGACGAGTCCCGCCAGGCCGTCCTGGTGCGTGATATGAAGAACCCCGGACAGAAGATCGGCAACGACGTTTGGTGCCATCTGCCCGATGAGGCCTGGGCGATCCTGCAGAGCATGCCAAGGAGAGAGCGGGAGATATTTCCGTACAACTCCAGATCGGTGTCGGCGTCGTTCACGCGGGCGTGTCCGCTGTTGGGTATTGAGGATCTGCACTTCCATGATCTAAGGCATGAAGGCGTGAGTCGCCTGTTCGAAATGGACTGGGATATTCCCAGGGTTTCGAGTGTTTCCGGGCATAGGGACTGGAACTCGTTGCGCCGATATACGCATTTAAGAGGACGGGGTGACACGTTCAAAGGATGGCCTTGGCTGAAGGCCTGCGTGAAACCTGATTGATTTGATGGACTGTTTAATTGAAGGAAAAGGTATGGCTGCTGATTTTGCTCCGAAACTTACAGACCTAAAGAACTTACAAGATTTGGCGAAGATCTTCGCTTTGCCAATGCTCGCAGTCGCTTACATACTGCAGACGGGGTTGGTGGTCTCGATGGAAGGCACTGTCTGGTTTGAGGTGGACTGGGACGGTAATGCAGCTGCTGCTTGGTTGATGGCGCTTTTTATCGTGGTTTTGAAAACACTGTGGAGCGCGTTCTTTGGAACTCTTGTGAATGGTTTGATATGGGTATTGCAAACTGAATTTAACGAGCTTTTTTATCCTTTAACCGCAATGTGTTTATTCACAATAGGTTTGCTGGGGTTGTTTCCACCACAAGAGCTAGCGGCGAGGGTCATGTCTGTTAGCTCTTTCTGGTTCTATGCTTGTTTTGTATGGGGTTTTTACTTTATTGCAATGCAAAAACAATCATCAGGTGAATAACGAAAAAGTGGGGATGGCTCAAGGCTCTCCCCACTTTTTGAAGCTATGCCGCTTTCCTGCCCATTAATTGATTCTGTTCGCGAGCTGCCTTCTCTCGCTGTTTGTCAATGTAGTCAGCAAGATCTTTGAGATGGATTCCAAGGGCTGCCTTTTGTGTGTCAGCACCTAAGCGAACGACTGGGATGTCTATCTCACCGTCGAGCCTTTTGCGTTTGAATTTCTCAACGGTCAGGTGCATGTAGTCTGCACAGACGCGATCTAATGGGATGACAGCTTGCCCGTCATACTGAGCCATAAGTAGGAATAAGGTATTCATGCTGCCTCCATTATTTGGTGTGGCGCCCATCCGCTTTCACAGAGCCCGTATGCGCTTGCGCAGTTGTTTTTATCCGTAGCGATCAACAGGTCGTACTGGATGCCGCCACGAGTGGTCTTCGACCATTCCACCGCCTGGCGAATACTCGCGATTTCCATCACTTCGATAGCCGTCATACCGGATATCGAGCCTTTTGGATGCTTGGCGTTCGAACCTGCAAAGAATGTCGCGGCGCCCTGCTTGCTGGCCTGTTGCACCAAGCGCTCCCAGCGTTCGATCCTGTCGATCGCCTCGGGGAAACGCAGCGCAATTTCCCGTAGTTCGTCCTTGCGGCAGTTGATACAGGGCATGCATCCCACCCGGCCCATGCCTTGGGAGTAGAGCGGGTTTGGCTTGATCCCCATGTACCGGTGCGCCTCGAACACGGCGGGGACGTCCCATTTCAAGATCGGTCGGTAGTTGAATAGGCCTCCACCAACTTCGTCGCACTCCGGCAGATAACGGCGGTTCAGCGATTCGCCTGCTCTCACGCCTTGCCAACTGAGAATCATGTCGCCCTGTTCCGTCAGGGGAATCACGACCTGCTCCAGCATGGGGTCGCGCTTCAGTTCCAGCGTGCAGAACTGGGCCCGGACGCTGGGGAAGCGCCCTTTCCAGAGGCACACGTCTAAGAACGGATTGCCGGTGGGTTGCAGAGTATCGAGGGCAGCCAATACCACCGACTCTTCGATGCCTTGCTCCCGCCACTTAGTCTCGATGAACCGTCGTTTCCCGGCGATCTGACTGGAAAAATCGGCTTTGACCCTGGTGATCGGTACGCCCGTCGCTTGCTCGAGGTATTCCAGGTACTGGAGTGTCTGTTCGTGTTCATTACCGGTGTCGGCGAAGACGGCCTGGAGGTTTTCTGTCTCTAGGGCTATTGCTACTAGTAGGGTTGCGGTGGAGTCCTTCCCTCCGCTGACGCTAACTATGTTGCGAGTACTCATCGGGCGACTCCCATCTGGCCCTGCTTGTCCATGGTCAGGTGAGTGCCCCAGGCTTCTGGGTTCACTCGGTAAATGCGATGGGCAGAAACGCCTTGGATGTAACTGGTCGCCACCAATCGTCCACAGTGGCCACGCACCAACCCCCGCTGCTCCAGCACCACCAGAATCCAGCGGGCATGTTGCAAACCAATCCCAAAGCGGTGCATCAATGCTCTTGGGCCTGTGAAGGGGCGGGCAGCCACATGGCGGGTCACGGCTTGCACCAGCGAGTCGAATAGCTCGAGTCGGGGAATGTCATAAGTGGGTGAGGCGTGCCCATACCCCACAACAGGCTGCGCGGGCGGGCGATTCTGAGCGGTTAGCGTTGCATTGGGTGTGGCTGCCTCGCGCAGCTTTTCGTGGGGTATGGGCGCCTCGGTGGTGCTGCTGGTAGAAGCAATAATGCCTGCTGCTGCGCAGCAGAGGCTGTTTGTTTCTAGTGTGTCGACGCGGGATTCCTCTCGGAGTAAAGCGGTCGGGGATTGGGTGTTGTGCTGGTCCTTTTGCATGCCGCTTTCCTCCGAGGTTCGATTGCGCGTTGGTTCATCAGCCGCTGATGAGGCGTGAGCCGGGTTGCGGTGTGTGAGGGATTGGGAATAGGCCTGGCTCATGCGGCGCTCTCCTGATCTGCCGGCTCCAGCAGTGCCGCGATGGCGAGCGCCTGGTCGCGCAGGACGCGGGTTTCACGTTCGAGTTTTTTGCCCGTGCGGAAGGCGGCGAAAGTCTCGGCGGCGATCCGGAGCTTGTCTGCGATGTCGATCAGCGTTTGGCGTTCGGGTTCGCCGAGTGCCAACGCTTCCTGGAGACGTTTGCTGAATTGCGCCAAGTGGGCGTGATCGGCCCTGATGAAGTCGAGCGAGGCCCTTAACTCGCGAATGGTCTTGGCGCTTTCGGCGCGCAGGACTTCGTCGCTTTCTTTCATGCCGGCGGACATGCCGTCGGTATGGCCCATGAAGTAGCCGGCCCAGACGAGTAGCCCGGCCAGGGTGATCAGGGCGATGAGTGCGCAGATCTGAATTGCGGTCATGTGGTGTGCTCCTGGTGATGTCATTGGCTGGTGGTGGCAGCCGTTCGGTTTTTGGTCGTTACTCGTTGGTGTCGTCCTGTTGTCGCTGCATGTCTTCGTCGGCCTTGTAGGCGCGGATGTCGATCAGGGAGGCGACGTGGCGGATATGGGCGTACTTCGGTGCCTTGCGGCTGGTGTCCAGCGTGGTGATGGGGAGCTGGATGCGGCCGCTGCTGATCTCGGCGACGAAGGATTGCTCGTTCAGGTTGCGGAAGTACTGCTCGCGCACTTTCTCCAGCGGGATCAGAACGTCGCCGAAGATGCGGTAGAGCAATTCGACGGTGGCTGACTCCGGTGCCGGGTGTAGGCGCAGCGGGTTTTGAGGTGTGTTACTCATGGCTTTGTTGGGCCTCCTTGTGTTGTTTTCTGGCCGGGTGGTTCCAGGCGTTCAGGCAGTGCCGTTTGGTCAACTCGCGCAGATGTTCGGGCACTTCGAGGAGCGCGGCGTTGCGCTCCTCTCGTGTCCGCATGGCGATGATCTGGCGGGCGTATTCCCTAGGCCACGTCACGGTTGTCTGCCGGGATGGCAGGCAGGTCGATGCCCAACTGTTCGGCCAGCCAGCGGATGCCGGGTTGTTTCACCCGGGTCGACTGGCTGTACTGCATGCCGAGCTGGTCGTGGTACCACTGGCCGTCCTTGATGCGCAGGTAATCGCGGTCGCGGTTGGGGTAGGCCGGTAGGTTCCCCTCGTTCAGCAGGCCTTTTTCCCGCATGCGAGCGATGAGCTTTGGCCGGGTGAGGCCGAGTTGGGTTGCAGCTTGAGCGAGGTTGCGTTCCATCGCGCCCCCTTATGCCGCGTGCGCGGCTGGGGTGGCCGCTGCAGCGAGGTGGTTGATGGACTCGGTGACCTTGCCGTAGATCTCGACATCGGTGCCGTACGCGGTGAAGCAGCGGGTGTGCGGGCTTTTGTTGCCGATGCTCAGGATGGTGGTAACGCCTGAGCGCGATTGGGTGCGATGCAGCGCGACCTGAAGGGGATAGTCGAAGCCCATGTCGAGGCTCAGCACGCCGCCGGTGCGTACCAGCTCTAACACGCGTTGCTTGTCGGAGACCTCGAAGCGGCCGTATTCGCGGCTGGCATGCGGGCGGTGCATCAGGTCGCAGGTGTTGCTCGCGTCGAACGGACCGTTGGCAATCTCTTCGATAAAGTCGGCCAGCTTGAGGTGCGTTTTCTTGTCGTTCTGCAGGGTCAGCGTGTGGCGTTCGCTGCCCAGCTCGACGACGAAGGTACTCTCGGTCGTGCCTCGTTCGACCTTGAGACGGAACGCCAGGCATTCACGCTTGGGGGCTGTCCGGAGAACGTGGTTGAAGGTTTCGGTCAGGTTGACCTGGGCGTTGAGCAACTGCAGGGTGCGGTTGTCGATTTTGTACTTGATCATGCTGCATGCCCTCCGCCGTTCGGGTCGAATGGGGTAGGGGCGGGACGTGCGAGCTGTTTCGGTCTGCTGGTCACAAACGAGCAGCCGCTATCGCGGGCTAAGCGGCGGATTTCGAAGATGCGGAAGGGATTAGCAGCGGCCGGGTGGACGTGCAGGGTTGCTGTGGTGTGCATAGTTTTGCCTCGCTCTGTGGTGGAAGAGTGAAACAAATATCAATCACTGGTTGATGTATGTCAACCGTTGGTTGTCATTTCGGTGATGTCACTGAAACATCAGACCAGTGGAGTAAATATGATAAATTGATTCCCAGTCGATCAAATCGAAATGATAAAACCATGATAAATATTGTTAGAAAAGTTAATCCGGTTGTCATGTATGTAGGTATAACGTTGTTTTTTTTGGTTTGGTTTATATGGCGTATTTTCTTTAAGTCATTGTATGGTGTATTGGTCTTAGCAGTTCTTTGTTATATGTATTCCGAGAGTTTATTTGGAGTTGCTCCTTTGAGCTTTCAACAGTTGGTGATGCTTTTTGATTCGCTACAGCCAGAGTTTAAAGTCGGGGTTGTTTCTTCGCTGATTACTGTGATTGGATTTATGTTCGCGTTTCATGTGGCTATAGAAAGTTGGCGCAGGCAAATGCGGGAGGAATTAAAGCTTAAAGCTGCAAACGAGATGCAGGGCTATTTTGAGCGAGTGGTATATTTTTCGAGTGTGCTTGGTGCCTATGCAGAAAACGTACGGTTGTTAAAAACGGCGTATGATAACAATTCAGTTCCGCACATGAAATTGCAAATAGAGATTCTTCAAGGGCAATCTATTGCTTTTTTGGAAGCTCGTAATGAAATGCAAAGGTTCTCATCTGATGTTTATAACTTACTTGCCAGACATGAGAATGTCCTGTCTCAAGCATTTGGATTGAAGAAAACCGCTAGCTTTGCCGTAAGTCAAATCCATAAAATCGCTCAGTCGATGTGGATCCTCCTGCCAGTGGTCGACACGTCTCATGAAGGGTGGATGGTTAGTTTTCTGGAGCAAGTCGATTTTGATGGATGCGAACAGTTGGCCTTGGCTACTGCGAAAGTTGATATGCATATTTCTGGCGCTGTGGCGGGGATAAATGGCTACATGTATGCCCGTATATGGGAGTTGTCCCCTGCGAAGATTTTTGAATGGTTAAGTTCGCCGAAAGGACATATATCGGCTTTGAAGGATTTTCAAAAAGAAGATTGATTGAGGGTCACTCAGGGATGAATGAGCCAACTACCTTACCGCAAATATGAGTCTCTTCTGAGATTTTGATAATTGGGTATTGCGGGTTTATTGGTCTGAGGTATTGATTGCCGGCATCCTCAACAAGAATTTTGAAAGTTGCTTCGTTTGTTCGTGGCAATCTTGCTATCACCCTGTCACCAGTTTTTGTCTCAGCTTCGGGATCTACAAAGATGATACAGCCGGTAGGGTAACTTCGGCCTGGTCCTGGGTTAGTCATGGAGTCGCCGAGAACTTTCAAAGCGTACCCTTGATCGCTAATAGGCACGGGGCAGGATAGCCACGAATCAGAATCATAGGATTCGAAATTTGAAACCGCCTCGCACCAAGCTCCCGCCTGTACCCAAGAAATCAAGGGTACCTTACCGAAACGATGGTTGATTTCGGTGACGTTGCTGCCATCTGCAACTTTCAATCGGTGAACATTGCTCTCCTCATCGCTTTTCTTTGGCAACACACCATATTCCAACCATTCGCGACGAACCTTAAGCCAAGAGCAGAGGGCAGTCATGCTGTCAGCTTCTGCCATCGCCTCACCATTGAGCCATTTACTGATTGCCTGGGTCGTCTTTTCTACGCCTAAACTTTTCAGCTGTCGATGGATGTCTACACCCCGACCCCGGCTACGTACGCCGGCATCGTTGAGGGCTTCATGAAGGCGCTCGCTAAAGGCTGCGCGGAGAGAATTTTTATCAACCATGAGTTGAGAGTCTCATAAAGGTTGCGCAATAGTCAGTTGATCTATAACATCAACCACGAGTTGATAAATGGAGGTTGTCATGCTGGACCCCGCAGATTTTCCGAGCGCAATTGCATTCGCGTTTGAAGCCGTAGGCGGCATCGGGGCCGCCGCGAAGGTATGCAATAGAAGCTATCAGGCGTTGAACAAATGGCGTCAGGCCGCATGCCTGCCGCGAACGGATTACACAGGTGAAACCAAATACGCCGAGCTGCTGGCGACCGCTGCAAATCAGAAAGGCAACGCCTTCCAAGCAGCTTGGCTGCTGAACGCTTCGGCCCCTAACAAAGCTGCAGCGTAGCAAGAAAAAAGGCGACCTAATGGCCGCCCAGTTCCTCCCGGCACGCACCACCACAGCGCTGTCGGGTCGCGATAAAGGTAGGTGGGCACACCACATGCAACCACCTCTCTTTATCGCGCTTTTCCAAGGCTCGGAAGCCTTGGTGTTGCTGCCTTTTCCACCACAGATTGGGCAGCTGTTGCGCCAGGGGTGAACAACGGATTGTTCGCCCCGGCACGGTGCCGGTATCGATCCCGAAGATCTAGCCGGCGTTTGGGCCCTTTCAAGCCACGCGGCAAATGTATCACCACTGCATGTCGCGCGGCACTGGCAACTTACAAGGATTAATGCCATGAGCCGTATCATTCTGAGCTCTCTAGACCGGGCGCAGCGGGAAGTTCTGCCGCTCGATCTCGCGCTTTACCATGCCGCACGGGACTACCCCGGCGGCGCCGCTGCCATCGCCGCCACTACCGGCCGGAATGCGACCACGCTGCAGCACAAGCTTTCCCCAACCCACCCAAGCCACACGGTGAATATTCAGGAGTTCGGCGAGATTCTGGAGTTGACCAAGGATCGCCGCATTCTGGATGCGGTGCATGCGCTGGTCGGTGACACGACCTGGCAGGAGCTGGCCGAGGCGTACACCAATGACATGCCCGAGACGTTGACCACCGGTATCGCGGAATACTTCCGCAAGGTGGCGGATCTGGCGGACACCTGGGCCAAGAGCATTGGTGACGGTGTCGTAACTGATGAGGAGCTGGCCGCGATTCGCCTGCAGGTTTTTCGTGGGATTCAGGGGCTGCTGGGGATGTTCAACCGCGCCACGTATGTCAACCAGACGACGCGGGGTGTTGATCGTGGCTGATATCGCTGACTTCGCTAATGACCTGGTGCAAGAGCGTATCGATCAAGCGCTCGCTGCGCGCAACGCCGCCAAGCCCGCTTTGGCGGCGCATTCATTTTTGTTCTGCGAAACGTGTGATGACCCGATCCCTGAGGCCCGTCGTTTGGCGCAGCCCGGCTGCACGCAATGCGTGGGATGCCTTTCTGTCGACGAACTGAAGGGGTCTCGCCATGCTGGATGAGGTTCTGGGGCAATTCGCCGACTATGGGCTTGAGCCTGCGCAGCCGCTGGTCTTTGGCAAGCTGACCCGGTGCAAAACAGCGCAGGACAAGGGCAAGGAAAAGAACGGCTGGTACATTGCCCATGAGCATCGCACCGAGAAGGGCGAGACGCTGATTTTCGGCGCGTTCGGTGACTGGCGTTCGGGTGAGTCGCAGAAGATTAAGGTCAAGGCCGGGCGGATGTCGCCGGAAGAGCGTGAGGTCATGCGCGCTCGGCAGGAAGAGGCAAAGCGCCGGGCTGCCGAGATCGCTGCCGGTGCAGCGCGTCGTGCGGCCAAGCGTGCGGCTGGCATGTTCAAGCGAATGCCGGAGAAGGGCCGTAGCGACTATCTGGATCGTAAGCAGATCGTCGGCATCGGTGTTCGGTATGCGCCGCGCACCGGTGCGTTCCTGGTGCCGATGTGCAACGTGCGTGACGAGATTGTCGGCCTACAGGTGGTTTATCCAACCAAGCAGGAAGACACCGGTCGCGACAAGACGTATTGGCCCTATGGGATGTCGAAGGAGGGCGCTTTTCACCTGATCGGTCCACATCCGGATCCGGGTGAGCCGGTGCTGGTGTGTGAGGGCTACGCGACGGGCGCAAGCCTGCATATGGCGACGTCGCTGACTGTGGCCATCGCGTTTGACGCCGGTAACTTGCTGGTGGTGTGCAAGGCGATGCGTGAGCGCTTCGCCGGCTGCCCGCTGATCATTTGCCGGGACGATGACTGGAAGACCACGAAGCCCAACGGTGATGCCTGGAACCCTGGTGAAGAGAAGGCCAACAACGCGGCGCTGATCCTCGGTGGCCAGGTGGTTGCGCCGATCTTTTCCGGGGAGCGGGAGATCAAGTGGACCGACTTCAACGACCTGCATGTTGCCGAAGGTTTGGAGGCTGTGCGCCGTCAGGTGCTTGCTGTGGTGAAACCGCCGGCCGCTGGTGGCTGGAAGGACATGCTGGCTCGAAGCGAAAGCGGTGCGTTGATTGCGCATATGCAGAACGTCGAGTTGATTCTGGCCAACGATGAACGCTGGGCAGGGGTGATTAGTTACAGCGCGTTCAGTTCGAAGATCGTGAAGCTGCGTGCGGCGCCTTATGGCGGCGGCACGGGCGATTGGGCGGACATCGATGATGTGCGCGTGATGAAGTGGCTCGCGCAGCAGTACAACTTGCGGGTCAAGGCGTCGCATGTGATCGAGGCGGTGAGCGTGGTTGCGCATGACCATGCGTTTCATCCGGTGCGGCAGTATCTGCGCAAGCTTGAGTGGGATCGCGTGCCGCGCCTGGAAAGCTGGCTCACGGATGTCATGGGCGTGAAGGCCACCGATTACTCGAGCAAGGTCAGCAAGCGCTGGATGTTGTCGGCCGTGGCGCGGGTGATGAAGCCGGGCTGCAAGGCTGACTCGGTGATGATTCTTGAGGGTGCGCAGGGCGCCGGTAAGTCGACGGCGATGAGCATTCTTGGCGGCGAGTGGTTCATGGATACGCCCTTCGCCCTCGGCGACAAGGACGGCTTTCAAGCGATCCGGGGCAAGTGGATCGTCGAGCTGGGTGAGCTGGACAGTTTCAACAAGGCTGAGAGCACCAAGGCCAAGCAGTTTTTCTCGGCGTCCACCGATACCTACCGTGAGAGTTACGGCCGTCGGACGATGGACGTGCCGCGTCAGTGCGTGTTCGTTGGGACGACGAACCAGGACGAGTACCTGAAGGACGCAACCGGTAACCGGCGTTATTGGCCGGTGGCGTGTACCAAGGTGGATCTTGAGCTGTTGCGTTCGATCCGCGATCAGCTGTGGGCCGAGGCGGTGTTCTGTTACGACGCGGGCGACCTTTGGTGGGTGACGCTGGATGAGGCGGCGATGTTCGGCGAGGAGCAGGACGAGCGCTTTGTGGTGGATGAATGGGAAGGTCCAATTCTGACCTGGCTGGAGGAGTCGCAGATCGGCGAGACCACCACCGGCAGCGAAGTGCTGAGCAGTGCGTTGAAGTTGGACTTCGGACATTGGGGCAAGCCGGAGCAGATGCGCGTCGGGGCGATTATGCATCGGTTGGGATGGCGGCGTGTTCGGATGCCTCCGTTGGTGAAGAGTGGTCAGCGGCCGTGGGCTTACAAGAAGCCTGCAGGTTGGGGCGGTGCTTCGGCGTTGAAGCGGGAACCGATTGAGGAGCCGTGCTTTGATTAAGGAGATCGATTCACTGCTTCGGTTGTGGGCGCAGGAGCTGCATTCCGAACATTCGAAAGGGGGGCTTGCTGGGGGGAACATGGTTGCCATGATGATGGAGAGCAATGGGCAACTGATCCGTGGACGGCGGGCCTTTCGTGCGCCGCTGGAGAGTTCTCTCGACATCGAGCTGATCGTGACCAAGCATCTGGCGCCCGAGTTGGTGACGGTTGTGCGGGAGCATTACTGCACGTTCGACGTTGATATGCGCTTGCGGTACGCGCACTGCGGTTGTGGCCGTGACACGTACTACCAGCGTTTGCATGAGGCACACCTGCAGATCTTCGGAGTGATGATGGGGTTGGCTGCGTGACCCCTGGCATTCGTCCGGCTGTTGCTGTCCCACTGGCCCGTCTTGTCCCGCTGCGTTTTGATACAGTGGGACAGGTGCGGGCCTTGTCGTTGTTGGGCTGTCCCACCGTCCCGCTACAAAGTGCCTCCCGCCCGTGTAAGCGTAGCGGGTAGCAGTACGCGCGTTTCACGCGCATGCGTGTTCTTTAAGATTCTTCCTTTACACGAGAAAGGAGAGAGATAAGTAGGACAGTGGGGTGAAGCCCCGAATTCAGGTGCTCTCAGGCGTCCCACTTCGATTCCGAATGGTGGGACAGATGGGACGCCGCCGAAACAGCAGAATGCCGGGGTGGGATATTCGCCGACATTCGCTAGGTGTTCACCCTGTGTTACCCACTTATTCGCCGGGTGGCATTAAACCGGGGTTGCTGCCACCGGAATCGACCTGTAAAAAGTAGTCATCTTCGATAGGTGCGACCGCAGAGAGCGGCAGGCACCACACCACCAAACCCGGCCATTGCGCCGGGTTTTTGCGTTTAGGGGTTGGCGATGACAAACGAGCAACAAGCGCTGGCAGAAATGCCGATCTGGTTAGTGATCGTCCTGGCCCTGGTCGGCGGCGTATCGGGGGAGATGTGGCGGGCCGACAAGGATGGGGCGCGGGGCTGGGCGTTGTTGCGCCGCCTCGCGCTTCGGTCCGGTGCCTGCATTGTCTGCGGGGTGTCGGCGATGATGTTGATGATCGCAGCCGGCATGACGATCTGGACGGCAGGCGCCTTGGGTTGCCTGACGGCGATGGCCGGTGCCGATGTGGCCATCGGGTTGTACGAACGATGGGCTGCCAAGCGGCTGGGCCTTTCCGAGTCGACATCGACCGACCGAACCTAGGTGCGGGGCCGACCGGGGGGCGGTTTTTCCGGGTCCTCCCCGAGGGCCGCCCCCTACACGGGTTAGCGAACTCGCGGGATCTCTGCAGCTGAGAATTTGGCAGGGATGTCCGTCTTTTCAAAGGGTTAGATATGGGCAGGTCAGTTAGCAAGGCCGACTTGAGCGAGATCGTCGGCCGTGATGAACGCACCCTGACCCGATGGCAGAACGACGGCATGCCTGTGACCGAGTTCGGCCTCGGTCGGGGCAACGAAAACCAATACGACACCGAAGCCGTCATTCAGTGGCTGATGCACCAGGCTGCACTCAACGGCAAAAAAGAATCTTCACGCGACCGGCTCGACCGGATCCGCGCCGACCGCGAAGAACTCGCGATGGCCAAGGATCTGGGCGAGGTTGTGATTGCGGCTGATCTGGTCGAGCGTTTCGAAGCCATGATCACCGCAGCCAAAGTGGAGCTGCTCAATTCCTTTCCGGACGCGTTAGCCGCCGAATTGTCGGCGCGCTACGACGTGGAAGTTGACGAGCAGCTCATTCGCGACCCTATTGAAGCCATCCTGAGGAGGCTTTCTGACTATGACAAGGATGATGCCCCGTCAGATGGATATTCTGACGAACCGGACGATTCGGAGGGCCTTGAGGAAGACGGCGACTAAAGCGCTGCGCGGCGCCTGCCGCAAGTGGGCACCGCCGCCCCGCATGAGCATTATCGAGTGGGCGGACAAGTACCGCTGGCTCGCACCGGAAGAAGCGGCACGCCCCGGCAAGTATCGCTTTGACGTGACACCTCACCTTATCTGGCCCGGTGGGCCATTGGAGGCACTGGACGATCCGACTGTTAGCGAGATCGTCGGACGCAAATCGGCGCAGGTGGCCTGGACGTCTGGCGTTCTGGGAAATGCCCTGGGCAAATGGATCGACATTGACCCGTCCCCGATCCTGGTGTTGTTTCCCAAAGCCGAAGCGGCCAAACAGTACGTCGGCGAAAAGCTCGAACCGATGATTGAAGCCACGCCACGGCTGCGCAAGAAAGTCGACCTGCGCAGCCGCAAGCTTCAACAAAGGCAGGATTTCAAGCGCTTTCCTGGTGGCTTCCTGAAAATGGTTGGCTCCAACAGCCCGGCCAGCGTGAAGTCCACGCCAGTGCCGCGGGTGGCCATTGAGGAACCGGACGACTGCAACCTCAACCTGCGCGGGCAGGGCGATAGCATCAAGCTGGCGAAGGAGCGACTCAAAACCTTTCGTCGTTCGAAAATCATCATCGGCGGCACACCGACCATCAAAGGTCTATCGGCCATCGATGCGGAGTTGGAGCTATCAGACAAGCGTGTTGGCTTGGTGCCCTGTCACGAGTGCGGGCAAGAGCACGCGCTGAGCTTCGACAACCTGCACTGCGATGAGGATCCTGAGTACCAGCATGAGGTGTACGGCAAGAAGCGTCCGGAACAGACTTTCTACTCTTGCCCGCACTGCGGCGGGATCTGGGACGATAACCAGAAAAACGCCAACCTCAAGCATGGGCGCTGGTCAGCTACAGCAGAGTTTCGCGGTATCGCGGGCTACATCCTCAACGAGCTCTACGCAACGTTTTGGGGATCTCGCTTTGAGGTGCTGATGGAAAAGAAACTCCAGGCTGAGCACGCGGCGGCGCAGGGCAACATCGGCCCGATGATCGCCTTCGTCAATAGCTCCAAAGGCGAAAGCTACGAATACCAGAGCGATGCTCCGAAGACTGACGAACTGGAGAAGCGCGCCGAACCCTACGCGGAACTCACCGCACCCCAAGGTGTGCTTTTGGTCACCGTCGGCGTCGACGTGCAAGGCGACCGCTTGGCGCTAGTGATCACTGGATGGGGACGGGGTGAAGAGTCATGGCGTCTGTATTGGGGCGAGCTGCACGGCAACCCCATCGATCCGCATGACGCTGTCTGGCAAGAGCTGGACAGGGTCATCTCCAGACCGATTCCCATCGCAAGCGGCGCCCAACTGGCGGTGTCGGCGGTCAGCATCGACAGCTCTGACGGTAATACCAGCGATGCGGTTTATGCGTATGTGCGTGATCGTCAACGCTACAACGTTATGGCGATCAAAGGTGCTTCCGTTGACAGCCGTGACAAGGAGATTTTTACCAAGCCGCCGCAGTCGGTGGACACCTCGCAAGATAACACCAAGGCTGCCAAATACGGGCTGAGGGTCCACATCGTTGGCACGCACAAAGCCAAGACTCTGATCGACGGCCGACTTCGGCTGAAAGGCGCAGGGCCTGGCCGAATGCACTGGTATAGCGAGATCCGCTCGGACTACTACGAGCAGCTCACCAACGAAGTGCTGGCGCCGCACCCACGCAACCCCAGCAAGATGGTTTGGCAGAAAAAGGCCGGACGGCGCAACGAAGCGCTCGACTGCGAGGTGTACGCCTTGCATGCGGCGCGCAGTCTGAAAACCCACCTGCTGCGCGATCACGAATGGGACCAGCTGGAGCAGCAACTGCTACAGCCAACTCTGTTCACCACCGAACAACCGGTCGCACCGGTACCGCGCCGAGCCGTCGCTCGTGGGCGGGGCACCCGCAGTCGCGCGGGCTACTAGGAAAACAAACATGACAGACGCACAACAGCGCCTCGCGGAAGTCCGGGCGGCGATCTCTGACGTCCTGAAGAAAGGCCAGCGCTTGCGTCGTGCGGATCGCGAACTGTATCGCGCCGAGCTGAACAGCCTTCGCCTGCTAGAGCAGCAATACGCGAAGGAGGTCGCGCTGGAACAGGCCCAACAACAGGGACGCGGCCGTAACCGCATCTCCTACATGAAGATCTGACTATGGGATTTTTTCGAAAAGACCCGGCTGAGTTGTTGATGCGTGAGGCGATCAAGCTCGCCAAGTCGGCAAACGAAGCCCGACCTATCGTCGCTCAAGGCGGCGGTGGCGGTGTTGAGACTCGGTGGCGCGGTGCCTCCCGGGTGCTGCGTAGCATGGCCAGCTGGATACCCGGTCTTGGTAGCCCGCGTCGGGATCTCAATCAGAATGAGCGGCGAATGCTGGTAGCTCGTTCGCGGGATGCCATGCGCAATCACCTGATCGCCCGTGCAGCCATCACTCGCTTACGTACCAACGTCGTTGGCACCGGTCTGGTTTGCCGCGCACAGATCGACCATGACGCGCTTGGCCTCGACGAACTACAGGCCGATGCAATCAACGCTCAGCTTGATCGTTTGTGGTCGTTGTATGCCGATGACCCTCGGGAGTGTGACGCCGAGGCGTCGCTCAATCACTACCAGCTACAGGCATTGGTGTTGATCTCGTCGATGGTAGGCGGTGATGTATTGGTGGCCAGTCCCGACGATGAGCGTCCTGGCTGTGTGTTCAGTACTCGGCTGCAATTGATCGAGTCAGATCGGGTGTGCAACCCGGCTGGGCAACTGGATGGCGTTAACCTGGTGGACGGTGTCGAGTTTGACCGTCTCGGCGCGCCGGTGGCCTATCACGTCTGCAGCGGCTACCAGAACGAATACACCTCCGGCCAAGCGCTCAAGTGGGAACGGTTGCCGGCCTTCGGAGAGGCCACTGGCCGGCGCCGTGTGATGCACGTCATGGCGGACAAGGAGCGGCCAGGGCAAAAGCGTGGCGCGCCCTATTTGGCTCCGGTGCTGGAGCCGCTGCAGAAGTTGGAGCGCTACAGCAGTGCCGAACTGATGGCGGCGGTGATCTCGGCGATGTTCACCGTGTTCATCAAAAAGACCAATGACTTTCAGGTGGGCAATCTGCCGCTGACGGCACTGGCCAACGAAGGTGACGGCGTTGGAGGCGACACCACCGGCGATGGTGAGTTGGCCTTGGGCGAGGGCGCCATTGTCGATTTGGGCCAAGGTGAAGAGCCAGTGATCGCCAATCCTGCGCGACCCAACGCGCAATTCGATCCGTTCTTTACCGCCGTCGTTAAGGAAATCGGCGCCGCGCTCGAACAGCCAATGGAAGAGCTTTTGCTGCATTACAGCAGCAGCTATAGCGCTGCCCGCGCCGCCATGTTGCAGGCGTGGCGGTTCTACAGCCTGCGTCGTTGGTGGCTGATCTGTGACTTCTGTCAGCCCAGTCGAGAGCTGCTGATTGATGAAGCGGTGGCAAGGGGGCTGATCAAATTGCCGGGCTACGCCGATCCGGCCAAACGCAAAGCGTACTGCCAAGCGATCTGGATCGGTCCGGCCCGTGGCGCTATTGATGAACTGAAGGAGGCCAACGCCGCCGGCAAGCGCATTGAAATCGGCGTCAGCAATGAAACGCTGGAAACAGCCGCAATGACCGGTGAACCGTGGCAGCAGGTGTACCGACAGCGTGTGCGCGAGGTCGAGCAACGCCGCAAGGATGGCCTGCACGTCTTGCCCAAAGGGCGAGAACAGGAAACTCCACCGCCCAACAACCCCAACGAGGAATAACCATGCCCCGCGCATTTGAGCTGGCTGCATCGCAGCCTTGGCTGATGCTGCCTGGCGCCCTGGACAACCTGCTGACCATTGCAGATCGGATGGGCGATCCGGCAGCGCTGGAAACCCGCACCGGTATGCGGCTGGATAACAGTCGAACTGTGAGTGTGCGCAATGGCGTGGCCATCATTCCGGTGGTCGGCCCGGTGTTTCGTTACGCCAATCTCTTCACTGAGATCAGCGGCGCGACGAGCACTCAGGTGTTAGCCACCGACCTGCAAACGGCGCTGGATGATCCCAAGGTCAGTGCAATCATCCTGAACATCGACAGCCCTGGCGGCGTAGCGGCTGGCATCAACGAGCTGGCCGACCAGATCCATTCGGCCCGTGATCGTAAACGCATTGTCGCCTACATCGGCGGCACTGGTGCCAGCGCGGCTTATTGGATTGCTTCAGCGGCCAGCGAGATCGTTATCGACGAAACCGCACTCGCTGGCAGCATCGGTGTAGTCGTCGAGGCTGTCGTCGGCGGTGAAGAAGCCAACGGTCGCAAGCGCTACCAGATCGTCAGTCGCAACGCGCCCAACAAGCGAGTGGATCTGGCCACCGAAGAAGGTCGGGCCAAGGTCGGCGAGACGGTCGACGCCATGGGCGACGTGTTCGTGGCCAAGGTGGCCCGCAACCTGGGGGTGGATCCTGAGCGCGTTCCCGAGATGGGCGACTTCGGCGGTTTGCGCGTGGGCGCCGCCGCCGTTGAGTCCGGCTTGGCCCACCGTCTTGGCTCACTCGAAACATTGATTACAGAACTGGCCAAACCGGCCGCAACCCAACCGAGGAAATACAACATGACCACCGTCAGCAGCACGGCGGAGTTGCGTGAGGCGCTGGCCGCCGGCACGGATCCGCAAACCATCGAGATCGCTCAAGCCGGTCAACCGGATCTTGAGAGTGTTCGCACCCAAAGCCGTGAGGAGGGTGCTACCGCCGAGCGACAGCGCATCACCGGTATCAACGCCATGGCCAGCAAGGGTTTCGAGACCGAGATCGCCGCCGCCATCGATGCCGGCACCTCGGTCGAGGCCACCGCTCTGCAGCTGTTTAAGGCGGCGCAGGATCGCGGTATTTCACTGAGTGCGATCAAGGCTGATGCCACCGGCGCGTCGACATCTACTCCGACGGGCGATGCGGCTCAGGGTGAACGTAAAGCAGTTGTGAACGCCATTGTTGAAGGCGCCTCGCGCCGCTGATTGGAGATCCTCATGAGTAATCCTGAACGCCAAACTTACGTCCCCGACCAACTGTCGGCGGGCGCCTTTCCAGTGATCATCGATACCGTCGTGATTGCTTCCGGACAAAAACTCAACCGTGGCGCCGTCCTCGGTCAGGTCAAAACCAGTGGTGAGTTTGTCCTGGCCAAAGCGGCAGCAACTGATGGTTCCGAGACGCCACTGGCAATCCTCGATCAGGCCACCGATTCGACCAAAGGTGCGCAGATCGCGCCTATCCGCCTGACCGGCGAAGTGCTGGCCAGCCAACTCACTCTCGGCGAGGGCTTCACCCTGGCGCAGGCGAAAGCCGCGCTACGTGCCCTGAGCCTGTTCGTTCGTTAATTCGGAGTTCTAAATGGATATTTTTGATACCCGCACCATGCTCGAAGCGGTTGAGCAGATGCCGACTGCGCGCCGTTTTTTGTTGAACACGTTTTTCAACGGTGGCAGCCCAGTGACGTTCCCGACCAAAACGGTCGACATCGACATTATCAAAGGCAAGCGAAAAATGGCTCCCTTTGTTCACCCGCGTCTGCCTGGCAGTGTGTCGTTGCGTGAGGGCTACACCACCAGCAACTACACCCCGCCTTACATCCAACCCAAGCGCGAAACCACTGCCGAGTTGGTACTCAAGCGTTCGGCGGGTGACAACCCGTTTTCTTCGCGTACTCCATTGGAGCGGGCAGGGCAGTTGCTCGGCAAGGATCTGCGTGACTTGGACGATGAAATCGTACGCCGTGAGGAGTGGATGTGTGCTCAAGCCCTCACCACCGGCAAAGTCCGCGTGATCGGCGAAGGCGTGGACGACACGATCGACTTCCTGATGTCCAGTGATCACAAGATCAGCTTGGGCAGCGGGCAATGGAACAGTTCTGACGGTGATCCTATTGCCAATCTGCGTGGCTGGAAACGCAAAATCGCCAAGGACTCTGGACGTACAGCCAACATCGTCGCCATGAGCGGTGAAGCACTGGATGCCTTCCAGTCGAATGCGACGGTGATGAAGCAGCTCAACACTCGCCGCGTCGATATGGGCCTGATCAAGCCCGAGGAATTGCCCGACGGTGTGACGTACCTCGGCTATCTGAATGATCCGGGCGTCGACCTTTATGGCTATGACGAGTGGTACCTGGATGACGACGAAGAAGAACAGCCAATGATTCCGGCTGGCGGCCTGATTCTCGGTTCGACTTCGACGCGCAACGCCATGTTGTATGGCGCGATCCAAGATCTGGAAGCCGTGGAAAGCGGCTTGGTCGAAGCGGCGCGCTTCCCGAAAAGCTGGGTGACCCAAGAGCCAAGCGCTCGTTGGCTGAAGCTCCAGAGTGCAGCATTGGCTGGCCTGCTCGAACCGGATGCCTTCATCTACGCCAAGGTGGTGTGACATGGCCAAGAAAGCCGAGTTTCTGGTGATCGATGGTTGCGTGCAGGATGGCCGCGTCGTTGTCGTAAAGGGCGAGCCATACAGTCCGCCGAATAAAGAAATCGAGGAAGCGTTACTCGCTGAGGGGCGTATCGCCCCGCTCAAGGATCCGCGAGCACAAGAACTGCTGCGCCAACAGTCGGACGTTGCCGATAAGGACGAAGACAGCGGAGGTGAGTGATGGGCTTTCGCGAATTGAGCGACGACATGGATGCCTTGGTTCTGGATGGCTTGGGCGATATGGCAACGGTCGGCGGTCGAGAGATCGCCGGTTTCTTTTCCGCGCCTTGGTTGCAGCCGCGCATGGGGCGAATCAACACCGCATTGCGCGAGCCGCAATTTGAGATTCGCGTCGTCGATGCTGCAGGTGTAGAGCCGGGACAGCTGGTGGTTATTGATCTTGCGAGGCAAGACGGGGGAGGCCAGTACGACCTGATCAAACTGGAGCCAGACGGCACCGGCTGGGTAGCATTGCTATTGAGGCCTAAAGCATGAGTGTTGGCAGTCACTTCAAGCCCTCGGCTGGCGGCGGGATGATCTCGTTGCAGACATCGGCGGCAGACCTGAAAGCCTTTCAGGACTTTGCCGCCGTGCTGCCAAAAGCAGCGGCCAACGCCCAGCGCCGAGCCATCAACAAAACTTTGCGTTGGCTTGCCACACACATCGCCCGCGCTGTCGGCAGACAGGAACGGATTGCAGTCGCTGCTGTTCGGCAGCGGCTGCGGGCCTACCCGGTCAGTGGCGGGGCCAACAGCGGCAAATTGTGGTTTGGCCTCAACGCCATGGAGGCCAGCCGCATCGGTCGGCCTCGACAGAGTCGCTCGGGTGTCTCGGTGGCAGGCCGGCGCTTTCAGGGCGCGTTCTTCAAAAAGGTCTACGGCAACAGCGCAGACGTCTGGATTCGTACCGGCAGCAAGCACTTCAGGGCGAGCGATTATCCCGACAGCGATGTCAGCGGTGCGGTCGGCGCGAGTTCGGGCTGGATCGCCGAGCACGACAACCGCTTCCCGCTGGCCAAGGCCAAGGTGTCGTTGGAGCAGGCCCGCCCGCACTTCGAGAGCTGGGTACGCAAGGCTGACGAACACCTGGTGCATGTCCTGCAGCAAGAACTCAATTTCGAAGTGCAGAAGCACTTGAAGGGGAAATGACGTGACGGATCCAGTCGACGAGCCGTTCAGTCTTGAACAGCTGTATCACGCCATCGAGAGGCGCATTCAAGAGCACTTTCCGGGCCTGCAGACGGTGTCCATGTGGCCGGATGATTTGGATCGCTTGCCGCTGCCAGCGGTGCTGATCGAATTGGCTGAGATGGAGCCGGGTCTCGATCCGGGAACCGGTGAAACCGCCTTGGCCTGCAAGTTCGAGGCGCGAGTGATCACCGATCCGATTCAGCCGGATGATCATCAACAAGCGGTGTTTCTGGCGGGCCACCTCGCCGCGTTGCTGCGCATGCAGTGCTGGGGCGTTGAGGTCGAGCCGGCCGAGTTCGTTCAGGCCATGCAGGACTGGACCAAACCGGAACTGGACGGCTACACCGTCTGGGTCGTGGAATGGACGCAGCAGATCTACCTCGGTGAGGCCGAATGGCCTTGGCCGGATCAGCCGCCGGGCACCTTGGTGTTGAATATTGAGCCGGGCGACGGCCCGTTCCGTCCGGAGGACGTGCAATGAGTTCCGGTTACGTCGCGGCCCAGCACGACCGCATGCTCGCCGGCCTGGTAAAGGATTGCTACGTGGTGGCGGTGGATCTGGCCGCGTCACCCCCAGTGTGCCGAGTCTCGGACGGGGAGTGGGTCAGCGGCTGGGTACGCTGGCACAGCATTGCCGCCGGCAAGGCGCGGCACTGGCGGGCGCCGAGCCTCAACGAGCAGGGCACCCTGATCAGTGCCAGTGGCGAGGTGGCGCAGGGCACATTCATTCCCGGCCTTTATGGGAATGGCGGCGCGCCTCCGGACAATCGCGATCACGTTGAAGTCTGGCGTTTCGACGATGGAGGATCTCTGGTCTACGACTGGCAGACGAGCAGTTATACCATCAGCGTGCCGAGCGGTACGGTCACGATCAAGGTCGGATCAACTCAGGCCGAAGTCACCGACAATGCCTTCGCCGTAAAGTCCGGAATGATCAATCTGGAGGGCGTTGTGAACATCAAAGGCCAGGTCAACATCGACGGCCCGTTGCACGCTACCCAGAGCATCACCAGCGATGCCGACATTCTGGCCACCGGCCAAAGTGACAATCATCACAAGCACTAACTCAACATTTATTTAGCCCGCCGCGTGCGGGCTTTTTCATGCCTGGAGTTCCCATGGCCAAACATCAAGATGAATCCACTGCGTCTGAGTCCACCCCCATCAGCCCTGTGCTGATGCCCATGTCCGTAACCTTTCGCGACACGCTCTACACCTCGCGCACGGTTGTCCTGCCGGACGGCCGCACTCTCGCCGTGGCGAAGAACAAAGTCACGGTCGATAGCGCCGACGATGTGGCGCTGAAAACGCTTAAAGCACATGCCGAGTTCGAGCAACTCAAGGAGTAAACCCGATGATCGGAATGGATCGCCACACCGGGCAACCCATCTCCGGCATCGAGCATTTACGCCAGTCCATTGGAGACATACTCGGTACACCATTGGTGGGTCGCCGCGAGCGTCCGGAGTACGGCAGCAAACTGCGGCGCATGGTCGATTTGCCTGTCAACGAGGGCTGGAAAAGCGCCGTGCAGGCTGAAGCCGCCCGGGCGCTGGGCCGGTGGGAGCCACGGTTGAAGCTGGAGCGAGTGCGCGTGCTGTCCGTACTGGGCGGCAAAATCAACATACAAGTCAGCGGCGAATACCTCGGTGTGCGCGGCACGTTGGAGGTGTGGGTATGAGTACCCTGGTGGATCTGTCGGAGCTGCCCGCACCGGACGTGCTGGAGCCGCTGGATTTTGAAGAGGTGTATGGCGAGGCACTCGACGTGTTTCGCGGTCACATGGGGGGCAACTGGACGGCCACGCTGGAAAGTGATCCGGTGACCAAGCTGCTTGAGGTCGGCAGCTATATCAAGCTAGGCAACCGGGCACGGGTCAACGACGCGGCCAAGTCGCAACTGCTGGCCTATGCCACGGGCGCCGATCTGGATCACCTCGCGGCCAACGTCAATCTCGAGCGACTGGTGATTCAACCTGCCGATCCGCAGGCGGTACCACCGGTCGAGGCGGTGATGGAATCACACGACGCTCTGCGCGAGCGCGTGCAATTGGCCTATGAGGGACTGACTACGGCAGGGCCGCGTAACAGTTACATCCTGCATGCGCGCAATGCTTCAGCGCTGGTGGCAGATGCAACGGCGGAAAGCCCGTCACCGGCCTGTGTGGATGTCACGGTGTTGGGCCTTGAAGGTGACGGCACGGCCAGTCCTGAACTGTTGAAGCTGGTCGCCACGGCGGTGAATGACGACGACGTGCGCCCGGTGGGTGATCGCGTCACGGTGCGTGGCGCGCAGATCCTGCGCTACCGCGTAGACGCCGTGCTGCACATGAAAGGTGCTGGCCCGGAGAACGACGCCGCGCTTACCGAGGCGATCAAGCGGCTTGAGGCCTGGATCAATCCACGCCGCCGGTTGGGCGTCGAAGTGGCGCGTTCTGGCGTCGATGCGCAGCTGCACGTTGCCGGCGTGGCCCGCGTGGAGCTGACGGACTGGCTGGATCTCAAACCGACCAAGGCGCAGGCGGCGTACTGCACCGGTTATTCCGTCGTGCTGGGAGGTTGATATGCGCAGTCTCTTGCCGCTCAACAGCACTCCCCTGGAGCGGGGGATCGAGGCGACGTTCGCCGAAAACACGTTGATTCCGCTGCGCACCTTGTACAACCCCGACACCTGTCCGGTGCACCTGCTGCCGCATCTGGCCTGGGCCTGGTCGGTCGACCGCTGGGATCCGGCGTGGTCGGAGTCGGTCAAGCGTGCCGCCATCAAGGCGTCGTTCTTCATCCACAAGCACAAGGGCACCATCGGCGCTTTGCGTCGAGTGGTTGAGCCGCTGGGCTACCTGATCGAGATCGTCGAATGGTTCAACACCGTGCCGCAGGGCGTGCCGGGCACCTTCGCGCTGAAGGTGGGGGTGCTCGACACCGGCATCACCGAGGAAATGTATCTCGAACTTGAACGCTTAATCGACGACGCCAAGCCCGTCAGCCGACAACTTACCGGCTTGGCCATCAGCCTGGAAACCCAAGGCAATTTAGACATTGCCGTGTCCCTCTACGACGGCGACGAAATCGACGTTTACCCGCCCGTCATGCGTGACATTGAGGTCACCGGCAGCATGGGCGTGGTTGGTCGCGAGCACACTTTAGACACTCTGGACGTTTATTATGATTGATGCGAATTCGCAGTTTTTCGCGATCCTCACGAACGTGGGGATGGCCAAACAGGCGAACGCCGACGCGCTCGGCGTTGCCTGGAAAATCACCGAAATGGGGGTTGGCGATGCCAACCCGGGAGGGCTGGCCGACCCGCCCAATCCAGTGCCGGCGGCCACTCAGACCAAGCTGCTCAGCGAGTGGCGCCGCAAACCGTTGAATCAGCTTCGCGTGGACCCGGTCAATCCGGCGGTGATCATCGCCGAGCAAATCATTCCGGCCGACGAGGGCGGTAAATGGATTCGCGAGATCGGCCTGTACGACGCGGACGGGGATCTGGTGGCGGTGGCCAACTGTGCGCCGAGCTTCAAGCCGCTGCTGTCGCAAGGCTCCGGCCGCACGCAAGTGGTGCGGATGAATTTTGTGGTGTCCAGTACCGGGAACATCACCCTCAAGATCGACCCGGCCGTAGTGCTGGCGACGCGTGAATACGTCGATTCGCGCATTCTGGACGAACTGAGCAAGCTCGACATCAAGCAGTCGGTGCGCGCCGCTACCACCGCCAATATCAGTCTGGTCGGTCTGCAGACGATTGACGGTGTTGCACTCGCGGCCGGTGATCGGGTGCTGGTAAAAAATCAGGCGGCCGCCAAGGATAACGGGCCGTATGTGGTGGCGGTGGGTGCCTGGGTGCGGGCCAAGGATGCGGACAACAGCGCCAAGGTAACGCCCAACCTGACGGTGGCGGTCGAGACCGGGGCGACGCAGGCCGATACGATTTGGCAACTGGTGACAGATGGCCCGATTGTCGTGGGCACTACCGCGCTGACGTTCAAGGACATTACAGACGGGTTAGCCCGGTTGTTTTCGCCGAGTTTCGCCGGCAACCCGACAGCCCCGACGCCGGCGCAGTTCGACAACAGCAAATCGCTCGCGACGACCGAGTTCGCCCAACGAGCGCAGGGTAGTTATGCGGATCTGGTGACCTATCCCGGGAGCATAGATTTATCGCCGGCTGATGTTGGGCGCTTGGTGGCGCCTGGCGGGTCGGGGTCGACCGTCACCCTGCCGGATGCGAGCACTGTTCCTCAAGGGGCAGTCGTTACTGTTCTCGCAGGTTTGAATGGTGCGACCTTCAAGGCGAAGGCCGGGCAGTCTCTGATTGCGATCAACGGCGCGTTGGGGCCGTTCACTCAGCCTCAATCGACGATCTCGGCCTTCCGGCGCTTGAATAACGGTCAGGGCTGGGCGTTGGAAGGGGGCGATGGCGCGCTGAAGTATTCGCCGATTTTGCGGGGGCCGCATTGGGAGACGCAGCCGCAATTCGACAGCAGCAAGTCATTGGCGACTACCGAGTTTGTGCAGCGTGCAGCGGGTAGTTTGGCCGGTTACGTGACCTACTCAGCAAATACGGTTTTGACGGCTGCCGATGTCGGCAAGTACGTCTATGCCAACGCCCCGGCAATTACTCTCACGCTGCCTGATTCGTCGCAGTTGCCTGCTGGGAGCCGCTTCTACATTCAGGCATCAGCCACGGCCACCTGCACTGTAAGGTCGATAAACGGCAACATTGCAGGGCCTAATGGCAATACGATTGGTTCGCCCAATGTCGTGCTGGGCAACGGCGTTGCGTCGGAATTCATCGCGGCGTCTGGTGGCTGGCTTGCTGTAGGCGGGTCGGGTGTGTCGTCGATTCTGGGGAATGGCTATGAGCGGCGCTCGTCGGGGGTGATCGAGCAGTGGGGGTCGGGTGTTACGGATGCTAACGGATACGTTTACGTCACATTCCCTGTTCCGTTCCTCAATGGTGTTCGAAACGTATCGCTGACGCACGTGGGGTCATTGTGTTTGATGCACGCGCTTATGGGGGGATCGGTGACCCTGACCGGTTGCACGTTGCGCGTTCAGAATCAGTCAGCTGCGTCCACATCGAACTGGACTGTGTGGTGGCGAGCAATAGGGAACTAAAAATGACAAGAGTTGTGTATTTCAGTCCGTCCACATGCGGGGCTTATACCCTTGAGATCAATGGTGAAAACATGCCGGCCGACGTGGTCGAAGTGGCGGAGAGTGTCTGGTTATCGCTGCTTGACGAGCTGTCGCGCAGTCCAAAAAAAATGTCGTCAAGGCCAAATGGTCAGCCGGTTCTGATTGATCCGCCGCCGCTTGATGCTGAGGAGCTGACGGCGGGTGAGCGCGCCTGGCGCGATGCGCAGTTGGCTTTGACCGACCCGTTGGTCTCCCGGCACCGCGACGAGATCGAGGAGGGCGGCGCGACCTCGATCACCGCTGAGCAGTACGCGGAGCTGCAGGCTTACCGCCGTCAGTTGCGCGACTGGCCCCAAGGTTGGCAATTCCCATTCGCCGAGCATCGACCGATTGCGCCGCTGTGGTTGACCGAGCCGCCTCAATAAACGCCCCGCACTGACGGGGCGTTTTAATTTCCGTTACGCGTAACACGAACAACCTCACAGCCTCGCTTATGCGGGGCTTTTTCGTTTCTGGAGAATGAGCCTTATGAGTTTCTTTCACGGCGTCACGACCACCTCGGTCGATACCGGCGCACGCACTATCTCGCTGCCGTCCTCGTCGATCATCGGCCTGTGCGATACCTTCAGCCCTGGCTTGGTGGGTGGCGGCACGGCCAAGGCCGGCGAACTCAAGCTGATCACCACCGAACGTGAAGCCATTGCAGCGTTCGGCGCCGATTCAGCGATCACTAAGGCCTGCAAGGCGATTTACGCCAAGGCCAAGGCAGTAATCGTCGCCATCGGTGTGCCGAAGATGGACGACCCGGCGCTGCAGACCTCTGCCATCATCGGGGGTGAGTTGGCGTCCGGTCAGCGTACCGGTCTGCAGGCGCTGCTCGATGGCAAGAGCCTGTTCAACGCCCAGCCGCGATTGCTGATCGCCCCCGGCCATTCGGCTACGCAAGCGGTGGCCACGGCCATGGATAGCTTGGCGCAGAAGCTACGGGCTATCGGGATCATCGACGGACCATGCACCACCGATGAGGCCGCCATGGCCTACGCGAAAAACTTTGGCAGTCGCAACCTGTTCATGGTCGACCCCGGTGTGCAGTTCTGGGATACCGGTGAAAGCAAGACGGTGGACGCGCCCGGTTCGGCCTGGACTGCCGGCCTGTTTGCCTGGACGGATGCGACCTACGGTTTCTGGGCCTCGCCGTCGAACAAGGAGTTCACCGGCATCACCGGTACCACCCGTGCGGTCGAGTACCTTGATGGCGATGAGACCTGCCGAGCCAACCTGCTCAACAACGCGAACATCACCACGATCATTCGTGACGATGGTTTCCGTCTCTGGGGTAACCGCACGCTGTCGAGCGATCCTAAATGGGCGTTCGTCACCCGCGTGCGCACGCTGTTCATCCTCATGGATGCAGTTCAGGCCGGCCACAAATGGGCGGTCGACCGCTCGATCACCAAGACCTACGTCAAGGACGTCACCGACGGCCTGGAAGCGTTCATGCGCGACCTGAAGAACCAAGGCGCGGTGATCAACTTCGAGGTGTTCCCGGATCACGAGTTGAACACGGCCAGCCAGATCGAGCAGGGCAAGGTGTACTGGCGGATCCGCTTCACCGACGTACCGCCGGCTGAAAACCCGAACTTCCTTTTCGAGGTCACCAACGAGTGGATGACCGAAGTGCTTGAACCTGCCTAAGGAGGCATCCTGATGATTCCTGAAGTTCTTTCCAACTGCGCCGGGTTTATCGACGGCGTCAGTTTTGCTGGCGAAATGCCGAGCCTTACGCTGCCCAAGGTGGTGCTTAAAACCGAAGCCTACCGAGGCGGCGGTATGGCCGGCGAGGTTGAAATTCCGACCGGCGTGGAAAAGCTCGAAGCCGGTTTCACCACCAACGGTGTGCGCCGCGAAGCGCTGAAGTTTTTCGGCCTGTCTGACCGCACCGCCTGTAGTGCGGTGTTCCGCGGCTCGTTCAAAGGCCTCAAAGGCAAGGTCACCCCAGTGATCGTCACCATGCGTGGCGGTATCAAGGAAGTCGACATGGGCGACTGGAAGCCCGGCGACAAGGCCGAGACCAAACACAACATGGCACTGACCTACTACAAGCTCGAAGTCGCCGGCCGCGTGGTTTACGAGATCGACATGCTGGGGATGGTCCTGGTCGTCGACGGCGTCGACCAGCTCGCTGACGAACGTTCGGCCCTCGGCCTTTAAGGACACGATGAAATGACGCAAACGAATCAAGCCACTCAAGAAAAACCACTGCCAAGCTGGCTGCAACTGACCGAGGAAGGCTTTCGCATCTCACTGCGACACCCCACCGAACTGTCGGGTGTGCTGGTCGACACGCTGACCATTCGTGCGCCGTGCGTGCGAGATATTCGAGCCGCGCAAGCTACCTGCAACGGCGATGAAGAAAAGCGCGAAATGTCGCTGTTTTCCTCGCTGACTCAGACCCCGGAACAGGATCTGATGGCCCTCAAACTGGTCGACTACATGCGCCTGCAGAAAGGCTATTTTCGTCTGGTCCAAGACGACGAGATTTGACGGGCCGACGTTGAAGGGGCTGGCCAAGCGACTCGCCAAGGAGACCGGTTTCTCGGCTGCCGAGATCATGGCCATGCCCTTCAACGACATCGTGTGGTGGCTCACGGACTGAGCCATTTCCAATCATCCTCGACCCAAGGACACGCACATGGCGAAGAATCTCGCACTCGGCTTTGTCATCGGCGGCGCCGTCGATCCGACGGTGGGCAAAGCGTTCAAGGACGTCGAAAGCAAGATCAAGCACCTGGACACGGTCGGCAGCAAAGCCCGGGTGCTGCAGAACACCATCGGCGACACCATGCGTTTGCGCGAGGAATGGCGCAAGGCGCACGCAACCGGCGCCGCCGGTGCCGACAAGCTGTTGTCCAAATACGAAAAGAATCTTGACCTGCTCAAGAAACAGGGCGTCGAGGTCGGACGTTTGAGCAAGGCCTACGCCACGATGGGTCGCGTTGCGGCCGGTGCCGAATTCAAAGCGCTCGGCCACCGGCAACTGGATGAAGGTCGGCAGGGCATGAAAAGCACCCTCGGCCAGGCCGGTGCCCTGACGGCCGCCGTGGCCATCCCGACCAAGGTCAGCGCGGACTACGGCGCGATCATTCGTGACATCGCGATCAAGGCCAACATTGCCAACACGCCAGAAGAAACTCAGCTCTCCAAAACCGTGATCGACACGTCGCGGGATACGGGCATGGCGCGTAACCAGGTGGCCGACTTGGTCAACGCTCTGGTCGGTGCCGGCATGGAGCTGGACAAGGCACTGGCCTATGCGCCGACGGCGGCCAAGTTCGCTGTGGGGCAGGGATCGGACGGTACGGAAACCGCCAAGATGATCAACGCCCTGGGGCAGAACGCCAAGATCACCGACCCGGCCGTGATGCAAAAGGCGCTCGAGGCCATCGCCTATCAGGGACAGGCAGGCAGTTTTGAAGCGGTCGACATGGCCAAGTGGTTTCCTGAGCTGTTGGCCGGCATGGGCAAGCTGGGCATCACCGGCATGGACTCGGTGTCGCAATTGGGCGCGATGTTGCAGGTGCAGATGAAGACTGCCGGCGGCTCGGACGAGGCGGCCAACAACCTGAAAAACTGGATGGAGAAGATCGGCTCTGGTGAAACGGTCAAGGCGTATGAAAAGGCGGGCATCGACTACAAGGGGTCGATGCAGACCGGTCTGCAGAACGGCAAATCCACGCTGGAATCCAGTTTCGCGCTGGCCCAGAAATACATCGAAGCGACTGACCCCAAGCGGGCCGCAGAGATGGCCAAAGCTGTGGCCGGCATCAGCAAGGAGAGTGATCCAGAAAAGGCAAAGGGCATGATGAAGTCCCTGGAAGAAGCCTTGCGTACCGGCGACCTGTTCGCCGACATGCAGGTCAAGGCCGCTTTGACCGCGTACATGCAGAACAAGGATCTGTATGCGCAGTTGAAGAAGGATTCAGCCAATGCCACCGGGATCCTCGACAAGAACCTCGCTGAGCGCCGGCAAACGTCCGCGCAAAAATGGTCCGAGATGGCCCAGAGCATGGACGATGCCATGCGCAGCATCGGTGATGCGATTCGCCCGGTCACTGATGCGGTGGCGGATGGGATCACGAATGTCAGCCGTCAGCTCGCGGGACTGTCCGATGAGTCACCGCGTTTGGTGACGGCCATCGGCACCGCTGTGGCGGGCCTAATCGCGCTCAAGGGGGCTGTCAGTGCGTTCAAGATGGGTAAGGGCCTGATGAATATCGGGCGCGGCACCTTGATGGGCAACCCCAACATTCCGCAAAAGGTCATCGTCACCAACCTGTCGGCCATGGGCGGTGGATTGGATGCCGGCGACTTCGATACCGGTCGTGATGGGAAGAAAGGCAAGGGCGGCAAAGGCGGAGGGGGCGGCGGCAAAGAGGATATTTCCCGTGGAGGCGGCGGTGGCCCTAGCGTTGGTTCTGTCGTGAAAGGAACTGCCGTGGTCGCCATCGCTGAGGCGGGGTACAAGGTCTGGGACACCTATCAGAACGCCGAAACTCAAGATGAAAAAGCTGAAGGTTACGGGCAAGCGGCGGGTGGATTGGCCGGAACACTGGCCGGCGCTGCAGCGGGGGCCGCTATCGGATCGGCCATTCCCATCATTGGCACCATGGTCGGCGGATTGATTGGTGGTTATCTCGGTTACATGGGTGGAGACGCGCTCGGCGGCTTTGCGGGCAAAGAGCTGTTCGGAACCCCTGACGAGCTCAAGAAAGTGCCGGATGCCGGGCCGCTGATGATGGTCAATGCCGGGCAGAACATCCCGCCGGTGATGGGCGATATCGCCCGTTCATTCGCGCCGGTACCTGTCGTCAAAGACATGGTTCAGCCGCAACCGAAAATGTTGCCGCTGCTGACCGGCGCCGCGCCCGTTACTCAAGCGACTCTCGACAGTCCCAAGCCGCCACCGGCTCCAATGCAAGCGCTGCCGGCACAGGTTCCAACGCCGCCCGTTTCCAAGCCTCTGTTGCCTGAGCGGGAGTCGACTGCAACAGCAATGGGTGATGTCACGCGTGCATTGAATCAGTCGTCATCCCCGGTGGTACCGGCGATGCTCGCACCACCTGTGGCTGCGAAACCTCAGTCAACCAAGGTGGAGCAGCGGTTCGATATTCAGGCGCCTCTGCATGTCACCGTACAGGGCGACGTGAAGGATCCGGCGCAACTGGCGCGAGAACTTCAACCCTACATCGATCAGCAGTGGCGTCAGTCCACGCAGCAGTTGCAAAACCGCTCGCTGTTCGACGAACCGCATGTGTAACGAGGAGGGCCAATGGCCTACATGGAGCAGCTGCAGTCGGGTTTGAAAAATCTGGCTGCAGCGGGAGAGAGTGGTCGGCGCAGCCTCGACGGCATGATGGGGCCGGTCAATGGTGCCATCAGCGAGATCAGCGGCGCGGCCTCGGAGCTGGAAGGCATTCCCTTTGTTGGTCCGGCGATGGGGGCAAAGCTGCAGCGAGTCATGCGTGGCGTCAATGCCGCTCAGGCCAAGGTCGGCCAGGTGGTGGCCACGTACAACAAAGCCACGCGTGCTGTATCGCAGATCGATGAACGCATGGGTGAGCTGAAGGAACAGGCCGCCCGGGCGTCCACCGCAATCAACAAAGTCGCCGGCAAGGTCAGCCCGTCGCTGGCCAACATCGTGCCGACCGGTTCGCTGGGTGGTGATGCCACCCCATTGCCGGAAGCGGTGAAGCCGTTCCCGCATCTGCTGATCGTGCAACCACAGGATCCGCAGGCGCAGCCCTACTACTTCAATCTGGACACCGCAGCCTTTGATGAACTGCGGCGCTCGACTGAGTTTAGATGGGCTTCGCAGGAGCGACTCACCCGTCGGCCGGCACAGCAAGCGGTCGGTATCGGTGAGGAAAAGATCACGCTCAAGGGCGCGATCTTTTCCGGCTTCAAAGGCGGGATCAAACAACTGGACACTCTGCGCAGCCTCGGTGCCCAACTCAAGCCGCTAACCTTGACTACCGGCTATGGCGACGTGCTCGGCACCTGGTGCCTGAAAAACGTTGAAGAAGAACAGAGCGCGCTGCTGCAGGGCGGGATCCCGCGCAAGCAGGCGTTTACTTTGGAGTTTGTGCGTTATGGCGACGACCTGCAGAACGTCTGATGGGGATCTGCTGGACACTCTTTGTTACCACGCCTATGGGCATCTTGAGGGCACGGTTGAGGCGGTGCTCGATGCCAATCAGGGCTTGGCCGATGAGGTGCAACCTTACCGCGCCGGCATCGTAATCGAGCTGCCGGATCTACCTGGTCCTATTGAAGAAGGCATAGCACTGTGGAATTGATTGACTATAGTCAGCGCGTAGGACTTGAAGCTCCTGCAGTTACGACCCCTTCAGAACCCGCCTCGTGCGGGTTTTTTTATGGAAAAAATAAATGACCCCCGCCTTCCGAATCGTCGCCGACGGCGCCGACATCACGCAGCGGATCAACGACCGACTGCTGCAACTCAAAACCACTGACAAGCCTGGTATGGAGTCCGACGAATTCGAACTGCGCATCGACGACCGCGACGGCGCGGTGGTGCTGCCTCCACGCGGGGCCAGCATCGAGATTTTCCTCGGCTATACAGAAACCAAATTGACTCGCATCGGCCGTTACATCGTCGATGAGATCGAGTTATCTGGCCCGCCGGATACGCTTGTGATCACTGGCAAGGCCAGCGACATGCGCGGCAGTGGCAAGACCGTGCGCAGCGGCAGTTGGGAGAACGTACCGTTGTCGCGGATCGTGGCTGATATCGCTGCACGCAATGGCTGGCAGCCTGTGTGCTCAGTGCAAACCAAAGTGCCGCGTGCCGATCAGCTCAATGAATCGGATTTCAATTTCATCACTCGCCTGGCCAAGCAGTACGACTGTACGGCCAAGGTCGCCGACGGCAAGCTGCTGGTGATGTTACGCCAAGGCGGGCAGAGCGCCTCGGGCAAGTCTTTCGATGTGGTCCTGATCCAACGGCGCGACGTCAGTCGCTTTCAATTTCGTCTTGGTGATCGCAACACACACAAGGCGGTATCGACCAAGCATCAGGACAAGAAAACCGGAAAGCTCGCCGTGGTGACTCTGGACAACGACGAATCACCGGACGGATTGCCACCAGTGCACAGCGACCGCCACATATACCCGAACAAGTCCGCCGCCGAAGCCGCCGCCAAGGCACGTCTCACCGCGTTCAACCGTTCCACGGCCGGCGTCCGGCTGGAGATGGCAGGGCGCACTGACCTATTCGCCGAGCGCTCGATCAATGCCCAGGGTTTCAAGGTCGGTCTCGATGGCGAGTACTTGGTCGATTCGGTGGAGCAAGTGTTCACCCAGGCCGGCTGGAGCACGACAGTCGAGTGCAACGGCGGTAAGAAGGGTAAAGCCAAAGCCAGGGGCAAGAAGAAAAAAGCGTCGAAGGATCTGAAGGTCGTTCAGCTCAAGCAATAGCGCCATTCTCTCAACTTAAGGAGACATCGATGTCACTGACCGAACAGCAACTGCAATCCATCATGCCCAACGCCCGCCGCCAAGCGGGCGTTTTTGTATCCGCCCTCAACGCAGCCATGGCCCATCGGCAGATCAACACACCGAAACGGCAAGCCGCGTTCCTGGCGCAAGTCGGTCACGAGTCGGGTCAGTTGCAGTACGTCCGGGAACTGGGCGGCGACCAGTACCTGAGCAAATACGACACCGGCACCCTGGCTGCGAAACTGGGTAACACCCCGGCAGCGGATGGTGATGGCCAGCGTTATCGCGGTCGCGGGCTGATTCAAGTGTCTGGCCACGACAACTATCTGCGCTGCAGCCTGGCATTGTTCGGTGACGAGCGCTTGCTGCGGACTCCTGAGCTGCTGGAATTGCCGCAATGGGCTGCTGAATCGGCGGCATGGTTCTGGTCGGTGAATGGGTTGAACACGCTCGCCGATCAAAACGAATTCAACACGATCACCCGCAGGATCAACGGCGGTCTCAATGGCTTGCAGGATCGGCTGGAGTTGTGGGAGCGGGCGAGGGCGGTTTTATGCGTCTCAGCGACCTGATACCTGCTCCTTATCGGCTGCTGGGCAAGGTGGTGGTGCTGATCGCCTTGGTCGTTACTTCCGCCGCCATTACCTGGCAGGTGCAGGACTGGCGCTACGGTAGTCGCCTCAGCGAGCAGTCCCGACTACACACCGAAACCCTCAATCAGATGGCCCAGGCCACGGCCGCGCAACAGCGTGCCGAGCAGGACAAGCGCCTCGCGCTCGAGCAGCGTCTGGCAGCCAGCGAACAAACCCATTATCGAGCCTTGAGCGATGTCCAACGTGATCAAGGTCGCCTGCGCGACCGCCTTGCCACTGCTGATCTGCGCCTGTCAGTCCTACTCGACGCCACCTCCGACGCCGGCAACAGATCGGTGTCAGCCACCACCGCAACCGGCGGCGTGGTTCATGGCCCCACAAGAGCCGAACTTGACCCAGCGCATGCTCAACGAATTATCGGCGTCACCGATGACGGCGACCGGGGGCTGATTGCCCTCGCGGCCTGCCAGGCATACGCCAAAGAAGTCTCAACACCGAAGTGAAAAAGAGCGGCCGGTCCGGATGCGTCAACATCCGGATCGACCGCCGTCCCTGCAGATTGTCCCTGCAAGTCCAGCCAAGGCTCTTGCTCCGTGCACAAAGCGCGGCGAGCCTAGCACCTGTTTATCCATACAGTAAAGGTCTTGCTTTTTATGTCTACACCCATCATCCCTTGGATGGGCGGCAAACGCCGCCTTGCCGACCGCCTCATTCCGCTTTTTCCGCCACACGAATGCTACGTCGAAGTCTTTGCCGGCGGTGCCGCGCTCTACTTCATGAAGCCCCAGCCATCGCCGGTCGAAGTCCTCAACGACATCAACGGCGACCTGGTCACGCTTTACCGCGTCGTGCAGAACCACCTCGAAGAGTTCGTGCGCCAGTTCAAATGGGCGCTCAGCTCGCGGCAGGTGTTCGAATGGCAGAAAATGACCCGCCCCGAAACTCTCACCGATATCCAGCGCGCCGCCCGATTCTTCTACCTGCAGCACCATGCCTTCGCCGGCAAGGTCTCGGGTCAGACATTTGGTACGGCGACCACCGCACCGGCCATCAACCTGCTACGCATCGAAGAGAACCTCTCCGCCGCGTGGCAGCGCCTTTCCGGCACCTACGTCGAAAACCTTCCCTGGCTTGAATGCGCCGAACGCTACGACCGTGCCCACACCTTCCACTACATGGATCCGCCGTACTGGCAGACCGCTGGTTATGGCGTGGACTTTCCGTTTGAGAACTATGAGCGGATGGCCGACTTCATGCGTCGGTGCAAAGGCAAAGTGATGGTCAGCATCAACGACCACCCGGACATCCGTCGCGTGTTTGAAGGTTTTCACTTCGAGACCTTGGACATCCGCTACACCACAGCCAATCAGCGGCAGGGGAAAGCCGAAGTGAGTGGCGAACTGGTGATCATGAACTGGGAGCCGGCAGGGTTGGGCGGGTTGTTCTGACAGATGCTGGTCATCATTTTTCTGTTTCCAATCATGAGAACACCCCCCTCCCGTCTATCCGATATTTCCTACAGAAATTGACCGAGCGCCGTTCTGAACGTTAACTGTATATTAGTACAGTATCGGAAGTCGTGCGTCATGAGCTTTTCAATCCTAGGCCCTATTGCTGTGGCCGGTCGGAAATTACCTCTTTGCCTTTTTCGAGTGCCAGCGGGTTTTCCTTCGCCGGCAGCGGATCACATCGAAACACACATCTCGCTCGACGAAGTGCTCAACATTCGTGCCCCGCATGTTTACTTGGTGAAAATTGCCGGAGAGAGCATGCAGGGGGCGGGTATCTTTGACGGCGATTTAGCAGTAGTGGATCGTTCACTGGAGCCGGCGCATGGGCATATTGTCGTTGCGCTGCTCAACAACGAACCGCTTTGCAAGCGGCTGTGCATCCGTGGAAAAGAGGTCATCCTGCTGTCTGAAAACCCGAAGTACCCGCCGCGTTACGTCATGGAAGGCGATGAGCTGGCGATCTGGGGCGTGATCATTGGTAGCGTGCGCAGTCATGTCTAGGCAGGTGCCGGTGTTTGGCCTGATCGATTGCAACAGCTTCTACGCTAGCTGCGAGCGGGTGTTCCGTCCTGACTTGGCAAAGGTCCCAATCGTTGTCTTATCGAATAACGACGGCTGCGTCATCGCTCGCAGCTACGACGCCAAGCCATACGTGAAAATGGGCGAGCCGTACTTCCAGATCAAGCACAAGCTTAAGCAGCACGGCATCGTCCCGTTCTCCTCGAATTACGCGCTGTACGGTGACATGAGTGAGCGCGTCATGACGCTGATTGAGTCCATGGTGCCCGCAGTCGAGGTCTACAGCATCGACGAAGCGTTCGTCGACCTGACCGGCATCAACACTCTAGATAGCCTCGGACGGCAGATCCGGAACCAGGTACTGAGGTGTGCCGGCATACCAGTGGGCGTGGGGATTGCTCACACCAAAACCCTGGCCAAGCTTGCCAACCATACGGCCAAACGCCTGCAGGCGCAGACGGGGGGCGTCGTCAATATTTGCGACCCAACTAAGCGTGACTGGGTACTGCGAAATACCGACGTTTCAGAGGTGTGGGGTGTAGGGCGTCGAATGAAAGCGCATCTGGATACCATGGGAATCAAGAGTGCGATGGATCTGGCCAAAGCCGACCCTTGGACACTGCGTAAAAACTTCAGTGTGGTGATCGAAAAGACAGCGCGCGAACTGGCTGGCACTCCCTGTCTGGAGCTAGATGAGCCCGATCCGCCGAAACAGGAGATCTGCTGCAGTCGAATGTTCGGCACCCGCCTGACGGAACTGGCTCCGATAAAGGAAGCGGTGGCCACGTACATGATGCGCGCCTCAGAAAAGCTCAGGGCGCAGAACTCGCTGTGCAGGAAAGTGCGCGTGAGCATTCGCACCAGCATGTTCAATCCGGAGGAGGCGAAGTACGCCAATGGTGTGGTGATCGATATGCCTTACCCCACGGATGACGTCCGGCTACTGACCAAGGCTGCAGTGGATGCGCTGGATCGGGTGTATCGCCCTGGTTTCAAGTACAGCAAGGCCGAGGTATTGCTGATGAACCTGTGTCAGCCAGGTGAATACACGGATGATCTGTTTGCGGCTTCTCAACCGACAGAGTCTACCAAGGTCATGGCTGTACTGGATCAGATCAACGAGCGGTGGGGAAGGGGGACGCTGCGAGCGGCAAGCGTCCCAAGTAACCCAGAATGGGTCATGCGGCGTGAAATGATGAGCCAGAGCTACACGACTCGCTTGGATCAATTGTGGACGGTCAACTGTAGGTAGTAAGACGTCTGCTATCGGCCAAAAGCAGACGCTTCCGACTCACCACCCAAATGGATGAAAAAGACTTAACGACGATGAGGCGACGCCAAGAGACCAACAAAAGATCTTTCGTTTTACTGAGGGTAAAGCACTCAACTAGCGATTGGCGGCCACGTTTAGATGATGGCTATGCGACACCCTCATGACTATGATGCAATTCTTTAAAAGGCGAAAAGGTGTCGTAGTGATAGGAAATATCTTCAACGTTTTCTCACGACGTAGAGAGAACCAGAATAAGCCTAGAAAGCAGCTCACTCAGCAGTTTCGGCAGAGGACATTCATGCTCATTCGGGATGTTGGTCCGGGCATGGTCGAATCCCTAGAGTTTCTTCACGACCGGCTTTCCTACCTACTCGGGCACCAAAACCTCTCAGGGAAGAAAAATATTTCCTATGCTGATGATGCTTTCGAGTTTCTGCATGATTGCAGCGACCCGCACTTCCTTGATGCTATTGAATACCTAGTCCATCACGAAGGATGGCGTTACATAGGCGGTCAACATGAACCCGTGATTGATCGTTTGAACGAATTTTTAAATGTAGATGATCTTCCCTACTTCGTCACCAAACCGGTATGGGAAACGACGGAGGAAATGTACCGAGGCGCCCTTACTCAATTCACCAGAATCCGTGAGCAGGCGAAGGTCATCCCAAAGGAAAGTCAAGCGATCCACGAGACGGCTATCGAGCCTGCTCTGAAATTATTGCGTCAGCCTGCATTCCTGAATGCGAACTCCGAGTACATGTCAGCTCTGGAAGACTTTCGGCATGGAAAATTCGGCGATTGCGTCACCAAGTGCAACAGCAGCTACGAAAGCGTCATGAAGGTAATCTGTGGGCAGAAAGGCTTTGGGTATACCCAAGGAGACACAACCTCCAAGCTCATTCGGACCATCATGCAGAAAACAGAGATGGATACATTCTGGGAGCAGCCACTGCTGACTGTCGGCACGCTTCGCAACAAACTGAGCACCTCGCATGGTGCCGGTGAGATGCAGAAGGTAGTACTAGAGCATGTTGCTAAGTACACCCTCAATATGACGGCCTCTGCGATCATCTTTTTGCACGATCAGGCTTACCGGGCCAACCCCTGAATTCTTCGATTAGGCTTGCGGGAGTGGAAATGCGTCGTTTCGATACCAGACCTTTGATTGCGTTGGCGACGGCTCCAGAGGACCAGGATGATCCTTGGTATAAAGAAGCCGAGCTAGCTATTCAGTACATGAAAGCAAACTCGGAATCAGACGAGATTGTGATTTACGCTAGCGCGCCTTTCGTTCTAATTGTAGGGGCACTCGCTCCAACCGATAATGTCACTCCACCCGATGGTGAAGCGCTTCAAAACCTCTCACTGTTTACCGATACTACTTGGCGCATCGAGAGGTCTTGGTCTTCCAGTGAGGGACATCGTGTCTACATTGAGGCACCATTTCCAGAGGACAGCGGGTCTGCTTTAGCAGGTGGGGAACCTCTGGTCATTCGGCGACGCCTTGAGGGTGTTCATACCGGGTCTACGCCGATCGAAATTAGCCAAAAACTCGTGCATTGCCTAGACATTCACTATGTGGATGAGCGAAAGGCATATTGTCGCCTAAATGATAATGGCGATATCGAGGACGTTATCAGAATACTGAGGCTCCAAATTCCCGACCAAATAGAGGGGCGGGAAATGGTTACGATCCTTCGTAAGGACCTGGACAACTACATGGCCCTAGCGGACATGGCGCTGGTAATGAAATTTGATTTCACTCGCTATGTGGCCGGTAGCTTCAACGGTTGGGATGGAGCCAGCCGATATAACCGAGACGAGTTAGATCTTTTCTATCATGGTGGATCAACCAGTAAGGCGAGCTTCACGCATGGAGCAATGGTGGTAAGGCCTAATACCACTGTTGAAGAACAAGAAGAGGCGTGGCGCAAAGACTTCGACGGTGATCCAGATCGTGAGTACGCGGTCTTCAAAATCTATGACCGTAAGAATGACCGCCAAGTAGAGACTTCTTGCAGCCCCGAGCACATCGTCAGCTATTTTGAAGATAGCGATCTTCCTTGGCAGATATCTCCCGTTTTTTTCAGGGCAGAGGTTCTAAATCGTTTCAAGGGGGATCCTGAGAAGTACACGCTGGAGGACCGGAGCATCTCGTGCAGAGGAGCTTGGTACCTTAAATCTTACGATATCAATGAGGCCGGCCAAGTTCATGCGTACATCTGGGACCTATCAAATCTGCCCTATGACGAACAACTCTACTGGAAGGCATTCAACGAATGGCCTAAGGCCCCAATCTCCGAGCGCGCGCATCGAACGGACATCGAAGGCGATTGGTACACCGAATATCAACCATTGGATGCACTGAAGCGCAAGATCCGAACGCTCGACAAGAGAAAGCCTGCCTGGTGGAACCCTCGCGGTGAGGAGCTGATCGATAGCGTGCTTGCTCCAACCACAGACTCGCCTAAGGAATGGGGAGATGAAGTCATGGCTCTCGATCAATGTCTGGTAGAAGGCTTTCTCGACAAGCCACTGCGTAAGATGGTTGAGGAAATAGGACGCGATCTGGAGCCGAACTGGCGCTCGCTCAAGTTGTTGTATGAAATTCTCGTGGGAACCTCAATCACCGCGGAGGACGCTAAGCAAATCTTGGCGCCGATGAGAAAACTCCATGAGCTTCGTAATGAGATCCGGGGACATGCGACTAACGAAAAAAAAGCTGTCGCTATTCGGGAAGCCCGTACCACTCATGGGAATTTCCGTTCGCACTTCTTTCACCTAGCCGAAGGTTGTGATCATGCTCTTGCCGCAGTGATGAAAGCTCTTGAGATTGATATCGACGAATGAGCAATGGATGGTCTCAAAGGGGCAGAATCGAAGCGTTAGTCGTACCAACCTGCCCCTCTCCAGCATCTCGCTCAAACTAATCAGATACGGCAGTGGACGGACGCGGGGGATCAAATAGGCCTGGTTGTAGCGAGCACGCCCAGCATAGATTGACCCGCATGACGCTTCTCAACGACTTCGCCTATTTTTTCTTTACCAAAACCAATGAGGGCAGCGCTAGCTGCGCCTGCCAGTGCAACTGTGGGAACACCTACTGCGAGGAACGGGGAAAGTAAGGGAAGCATGACTGCCGATGCTACTAGGCCCGCCCCCATGATGCTGCCTGTAAGGACTGCTGCTTTCTTCGGTGCATACTTTAACTCAATATCCTTAAGACTCTTGCGTTGCCGCTGTACCAGCGAAGCGAGACCGTGGCTGACTTCTTTGATCATTTCATTCGTATCAATGGGGCCTGCGGACGCCAATTGGCTTGTATATTTGTTGAGTTCCTCTCGAAGCCATCGATGTTCGTTATTTGAAATTAGCTGAGCGAGAGTCTTTACGGGGATATTAGCAAGCCAGGATAGACTGTCATCCTGAATCGCGTGAAGCGTCTGAAGCGCTTGATCAGAAATAATATTTTTAGAGCGTAGATCTCTGGCATTTGCTTGCGCAATTTTCTCGAAATAGTGCCAATGAACAGGCTGCGAAAGAAGTGCTTGTGCCCCAAGTTCGCTGGAATTCTCAAATAAATGGTACTGAGGGCGAATTCTCTCCAGAACGCCATTGAGAAGCAGTGGGCCGGTGGGCACGCGTTTCATTTGATCCAAAATTAGAGGCGACCGTATTCCCTCAAGCTCTTTGAGATATTGGCTTGCCGCTTCGGCGGCGCTGAGTTGAATCCCTAGTTTTCCGCCTGGAGGAATGAACAAGCCTGATGGCATCAGTGCGTCAAGAAACGCAGTTTCCTGTTTATTTGAATAGTCGACTAGTTCCTCTAGTGATTGAATCTGCCCACGGCAAAGTGGCGAGATCAAGCGAATTGCTAACTCCTCAAGCCCCAGCTTGGTATGTGCATCGTTCCTCTCCAATACTTCCTCGAAGCTAGGAAAAACAAAAACGGCTGGCACGGGAAACTGAGCATCCACTAATGGCCGCAACTGTAGAATGTGGAAAAGTTGAATGGCAAGTTGCAAGTGCACAGCATTTAGATTTAGGTCGGAACTTAGGAATGGATATATAGGATCTGGGATCAGTTGTGTGTCTGCGTAAAGACCGGTTATGCGAACGGCATTGAGTGCGGATGGGCCAAATTGACGCTGACCACCAGTAACTAATCTCATTCCACCGAAAGTCTTTGCATGTTGATAAATGTTTGCGGAGTGACAATTATAAAACTCACTCAGCTCTTCTGCTACTCGATTTACTGAGCCGGCGAACACGTCTGGTTGATATTTAACACGCCACATCAACCTTTGCTTAATCTCGGCCACGTCATTTATCAGATCGACCGAGCGACCTGTCAATGCAGAAAAAAACGAGCTGAAAAGGGCAAATAGTTCAACTTGAACTTCGTTCGCACTGGCGATTGATTGATGAGTTTTTTCCTTTAAAGCCTCTTGTCTTTGTACCGACATCGCCGCGCCAAAGCTTGTTGCAATCAATACAGTCTCTCTTGAAATACCTTTAGTATCTACCAATCCAGTAGCTGTCAACGGAGCAGCTAATAGCTCATCTGCATGGGATTGTAGTGATGGAGGAAACTTCAACGTCCCCTCTCTTATTGCTTTCCATGCATCTAGAAGTCGCTGCGCAGTTTCGGGATTGTTGAGTGGCATTTTACGTTCTTCAGATGGTGGTTATTATTTTTCGATATAACATCATTGACGGCTTGACGCTACTTATTTGCGAACTAGTACATGGGCTGTTTCTGGCAGCTTGCGGCCGCTTGCGAACGTCTGCTTATGGCCGAAAGCAGACCTGGGTGGGTGAGGGTTAGCTCCCACTCTTTCGCTTGAGCTTGGCCAGTCCTTGCTTGATGTATCCGGCGTTTTCGCCAATCGCCCACAAGGCCCCGCGGACGTTGTCTCCGACTTCAGTGCAACCTTGCTGTTCAACATGAAGCGTCAGCTCCATCAAAGCTGCTTCCAGGCCGAGCTGATTCTGGTAGATCCTTTCCAGCACATCCGATAACGAATATTCGTCAGCCACAGCATCGACTCCTTTTGTAAAAGGAAAAGCATAGTACCGGTAGTGCCCTTCGTGGGCGGTACGTGCTGGATGCTTAGAAATTGCTACAAAGCATTGTGTTTGTTAGGGCATGGCCAGGCGGGGCTGGTGGTAGGCAGGCGGCTACGCCCAATCCATCATCGGGGCAACGGAGAAGCGGCGGGAGAGTGGGGCGGGTATGGCGGAGATAGGGGACATTGGCGGTTCTGGATTGGGTGGGGCTGGGAGGTGGGGGAGTTTATCAGGAATGGGGGGCGGACGGGTTTGATAGCTGGCGGAGGTCTATGCTCAAAAATTAGCCAAGCATTGGGGGAATGCTTGGCAGTAATAAATCTACCCCCTTTTAATTGAAGAACTGATCGAAAACGATCACAAAAGGACGCTCATGAGCGGTAAATTTCGGATCAGCGTTGGTACCATCATTGCTCTTTTGACGCTTTCTAACAGCGCGCTTGCTGATAATTGCGAGTCAATCCTTTCGAAACTTTATGCGGAGCGTCACTTAACACTGGATAGGCAAACCGAAGGCAAACAGACAACGCACTTTCGTGATGGGCAATACATGACTTTGTCTCTTAGCTGCGCAACCGGCCTACCGAATGTTGCGATCTCATGGGACGGTCCGACCCCGGATCAGCAATTCTATGATCTAGTAGGAAGGGCAGGTAGTTTGGTTTCGACACGATCGGCCGCCGATATTATGAAATATTCGAAGCAGTGTAGGGCGCGGGCGCTTAATGATAGCGGAGAGATCGCTACGGTTGAGCAGAGAGGAGTTGCAATTGAGTGCCAAGCTTTCGTTCGTGACGGTGGTGGGACGATGATTTATATATTCTCCAAGTGAGGTCCGCTTTTTTGAGCGTTCCTGTCTAGACTTTCTGATCGTCCTTGCCGTTTTTGAACGGATCTTCGCTAAGGGCCTCTAGCGAAATTTGATTGTTTGTTGCAGGTGATAAGTTGGTGTGCTTTTTGGTACTGCATTCCTTTCGGGTTGTTAATAATGAGTTTCTATGTTGTGCCAAATATATTTGTATCTGAGTTTTAGCCATTTTACCAATAGGGAGTTTAGCTGGCTCTTCATCCAGTTATGTTTCTTTGCGTTAAGCATTTCTTCAATGTCGCTTTCCAGTTCTTCTCTATTGAAACAAAGCCAGATAGTCGGAAGTGTGCTTTCAAGGTTGGAATGACAAACAGGCGCCACTTCTTCAAACAAAATTCGCTTGATTTCGTCTCTATCAAATTCTTCTGTCTGCCGCGCAATCGCAGCGTAGTCGACTTCGTTATCAACGAATGCGTCTGACAATGCCCAGCGAATATCCGCTCTTTGTTGCTTTGTCATAGCGCGTCCCATTTAGAAAATTCCTCCAACTCTTCATCAAAGGTATCAGCAACAACGCTACCAGCGATGCCTCCTGCAATACTGCCTGCCAATACGATTGCTACAGCACATGCAATGGCACCAGGCCCGCAAAATGCGGAAACGCCCAAGCCCGCCAACCCACCACCCGCAGCCCCACCGCCGATGATGATTCCTTGTCTGGCTGTTTCCTTCATTTTGTTGTCAGCATTCATAATTTCATAAACGGCGAAGGTGGCGGTGACCAATAAACCGACTTTCCCCATAATTCTTAATTTCTTGGTTCCCCTACTTACCGGTGCATTGTCCCGACCTGCTGAGTCAAGAATCTCATAGTAAACTTTGCTTTTTTGTTCCGGAGTAAGTTTGCTGTACTCCACTTTTGCGGTTTTTAGTGCGTATTTATCTAGCGTTTCCTGAAGCGTTGGAGGAAGTCTCTTTTTTCTCTCGGCAAAGGCCACGCCTTGTGCCGAAGTGTATTTTCGATGCTCCAGCAAAATTCTGTTTCGCATCTCTTGGCAGAACGCTGCTCCTTCTTTAGCACTAAGCCTTCCTGCAGCAACTTCGGCTTTTGTTTCCACTGACATACGTTTGATGTTGTTCATGTAGTTGGTGCGTACTTTTGCATCCGATATAGCGTCTACAGAAAATCTTGTAGCAGCACCTTCCATTCCCGCAATAGCCATATCCAAGGGCGAATTTTCGAGCGCGTGTGCTTTCTGGACAACGTAGCTTCCCGTGACGAGCAATGGTTCAGTCATGAAAAAATCCTTATTTCAAAGAAGCGTTGAATAATGTATCGAAGATCGAACCAGCGGCCGATTCCTCTTGTGTACCGAATTCAAGCTTGTGACAAATTTTCCCGGGGATATTGAGAAATTTCACAGTGTTGGCGTTATCAAAAACGCCTGATAGGGTAGTTCCGTCGTCAAAGTGTGCGGTGCAACTCATGCCCTGATATGACTCCTCCCCTGGGATATTGAAGCTGATCCAACCAGGGTGAACGATGATAGGGGTAGGGGCTGTAAAGGGAGCTGGTGTATGGGAGTCACCGATGATCACTGTTCCCGATCCACCAATCACAACGTCTCCATGCGTACCAGTGGTGCCGACAAGCGCGGCATTTTTGCCATTGATGAACACTGTCCCTGAAACCGCTGAAGCTAATGCGCTGCCACAAGTGCAAGCGTCGCCTTTTCGAGCAGCCGCAAGTCCGTCGAAGAATACGTCGGGGGAACCGGAGGCGATGGCTTTGGGGCCGTGCCCAGGCATTGGGCAACTGGTGGGATCGCTGATGCGTGCGGCTGGCTTTGCCATGTTTGACTCCCTGTCAACGAATGAACCGGTGCCGACTTTATCAGACTCGGCTGGGCCCGTGTCTTGGTACAGCGCCTTCAATTTAAACAGTTGAGATTCAGCCTGTTTAAAGTGTTGTGGTCAGCACGGATCCGGCCCTACACCACCTTGCGCCTCCCCCTACAACTAAGACAGAATCCGCCGGCTTGTGCGTCTAGCTCGCGGGTTCTATCGTCCCTGTGTCACTGAAAACCAGTGATCGGGTTTGGTAGCCCGCTTCGTTTCTAGACTCATGGCATCACCGTGTGCAGTCCTTTCTCGGGGCTCACATTTCATGGTGGTCATGCGTGGGGCTCATTCGTGGGCGCCGGGTTCTAGTGCGACCGGTCTACCAACCCGCGTATGGCCGCCACCTATCGTTTGGTAGCGAGGGTGATGGCTCCTTTTAGTATTCGCACTAGAGGCTCCATCCATGTTCAAACCAACACCCAACCCACCCGAATCCAACCCCGCATCCCCCTACGAATCCCTCGATTCCCGCAAACTCCACGAAGCCGCCGAGCGCGCCCTCGATCACTACCTCACCCCGGCCAGCCAGATCATGGCCAGTGGTGATCAATCCAGACCGATGTTCCTCGCCAACCCGGCCTACGACACCGAATCCCTGCTCGCCAACGCCAGTGAATCATTGGGTTCCGCCACCACCATGCTCAACGATTTCGCCGCGTTGCTGGATGTTTCGCACCGCAAGACGCTGATCGGCATTGCGCAGGTGGTGATGTTGGGGGAGTTGGCGGTGAATCAGGCGTTGGATAACGTCGAGCTCAAGGCGTAGATCGCTGCCCTCCGTGGCGAGCGGCGAGCTTGTGATCGCGGAGGGCGTTCTGTCGATTGCGCAAAACAACCGGCCAAAATGGCGTGTTTCAGCCAGTTTTCGCAGCAATAGCGATGTGCCACAAAAAATGATGGCAATGCGTCATCACGCGCTCAAAAAAGTTCAACGATTATACAAAAATATAAAGTTGTACAACTTTTCCCAAAATTTATAGCATCCGTTCCAACACCTTTGCTGAAACGATAAATCCAGCGTCAGTCCTGGATTTGTCCGCTGGTGCGTGGGCCGTCGGTACGGCTTTTCGCGTCAGGTTGTTGCAGCCGGGTCAGTGGAAGCTGCCCGTATTTCGCCCAGGACGACGACCCCGAATATGAGCGGTAACTCCGGTTATCAGAGATCTATTTTTTGTGCCTGACGCTGAATCGCGTCAGGGCGTTAGAGGCTGAACATGGCAGAAGCATCGAATTTCCTGGGCAACATCAAGGTTTCCCGAAAGTTGGGGGCCGGGTTTGGCGTTCTTTTGCTGGCGGTGGGGGCGGTGGCCTTCATTGGCTATAACAGCAGCAATGTGCTGGTTGATCGCCTGGGTACCACGCGTTTGATCGGTACGCTCAACGATGCGACGCAGGACATGCGGCTGTCGGAGAAGCAGTACGAAGCGGCGGCGGATGTCGCTTATGCCGAGGCCTATCAGTCGCAGCTGACGGTGTTGCAGGGGCTGATCGCCAAGGCGTTGCAGACCCTGACGCGGGCGGAAAACCAGCAGGCCTTGAAGCGTTTGCAGGACACCACGCTGGCTTACGATCAGCAGGTCAAGCGTTTGGTCGAGGCGGACAAGGCGACCAGTGATGCGCTGAAACCGTTGGGGGCGATGTCGGACAAGTACGCCGAGACCTTCAACAGCATGTTCGAGAGCACCACGGCCAGTGCGCTGGCGTCTGCTGATAGCGCACGTGTGACGGATTTGCGCACCGTGGCGGATCTGCGCAATGGCATGACGATGTTTCGTCTGATGTTGCGGCGTTATATCGCGGTGCCGAGCGAGGCCAACAAGCAGGTGCTGCTGGACACCACTGATGCGTTTCTGGCCGACATGAGCAAGGCGCGCAGCGGTTTGCCGGCGGCCTTGTCGAGTCAGCTTGAAGAGGCGCAGGCCGGCATGCGCCGTTATCGCGAGGTGCTGGTCGAGGTCGCCGCGCTGTTCGAGCAGAAGCAGAGCCTGCGCCAGCAGGTCGATCAGCAGAGCCAGGCGATGGACAGCATCATGACCGGCCTGATGGACACGCAGCAGCGTCTGGCGCGGGACGATCAACAGCGTGCGTTTATCCAGATTGCCGTGCTGACGGTGCTGGCGCTGGTGGTCGGTCTGTTGGCTGCGGTGCTGATTTCGCGGCAGATCACCGGGCCGCTGGCGCTGACGGTGGAGCTGGCGCGACGGATTGCCAAGGGCGACCTGACGGTGCAAGCCAAATCCAGCCGCAAGGATGAATTGGGCGATCTGCAAAACGCGATGCAGGACATGGCGCAAAGTCTGAACACGCTGGTGCAGGGGATCGGTAACGGCGTGACACATATTTCGACATCGGCGGAGAAACTCTCGGCGATGAGCGAGCAGACCAGCGCCGGTGTGCGCCAGCAGAAAGTCGAGGTGGATCAGGTCGCCACGGCGATGCACGAAATGGCCTCGACCGTGCAGGAGGTGGCGCGCAACACCACCGACGCATCCGCCGCCGCGACACTGGCCGATCAGCAAGCACGACACGGCAGTGCGGTGGTCAAGCAGGCGACTGTGCAGATCAGCGAACTGTCGGTGGCGATCGAAGAGTTGGGCGCGGCGATGAACGTGCTGTCCCAGGACAGTGAGCAGATTGGCAAGGTCATCGATGTGATCAAGGCAGTCGCTGAGCAGACCAATTTGCTGGCGCTGAACGCGGCGATTGAAGCGGCGCGGGCGGGGGAGCAGGGCCGTGGTTTTGCCGTGGTTGCCGATGAAGTGCGCTCGCTGGCGCAGCGCACCCAGGATTCGACCAAGGAAATCGAAGCGCTGATTGTCACCTTGCAGCAGGGCACGCAAGCGGCATCTACGCTGATGACATCCAGCCGCGAGCGCACGCTGGACACCGTGGTGCTGGCGCAGAAGGCCGAGCAGGCGATTACCGAGATCAACCATTCGATCGGCACGATCCAGCAAATGAGCCTGCAGATTTCCGCCGCCGCCGAGCAGCAAAGTGCAGTGGCCGATGAGATCAATCGCAGCATCGTCAGTGTGCGCGATGTGGCCGATCAGTCGGCCGTCGCCAGCGAAGAAAGTGCTGCTGCGACCATTGAGCTGGCGTCGCTGGGGCAGGACCTGCAACGCATGACGGCGCATTTCCGCACCTGA